ATAGTAATAGTAAAGAACTATTAGATAATATGGATTCTGAAATGGCTACTGTACTTAATGATGTTGCTAATAAAATAGATATGCAACCTGTATCTATTGAATATACTGATAGACCATTAAATGAGGTATATCCTGAAGCTACTTATTGGACACCTGCTATATATGATAGAAACTCTAATACTATTGTAGTAAATAGAAATGGTGATTTCAGTAGATATGGTTCATTAGAAAATGTATTATTACATGAAATAGCCCATGCTATTACTCTAGACTCGTTAGCTTCAAATACTGAAGCAGCGAATGAACTTAGAAAGATTCAAAAAGAGTATGCAGAAAAGCATGATGACCATGCTAGTAAGAATGTATATGAGTTTGCTGCAGAGCTATTTTCTAATCCTGAGGTCATTCACAATATGTTTGACTTCCCTGCTACAAAAGGAGAAAAAACGTTAATTCAAAGAATTATTGATTGGTTTAAGAGATTATTTGGTAAAAATACTACTCATCAAGATCTAATTAATAAAATAGTAGATAATGTTATTGAATTTAATGCATATCAAACTCTAGAGCAAAGAGAAGATTCTTATGATTATATACCAGATGTTTTACCAGCAGCTAGTAAGCGTGAAGAAATTGCTTCTATCAAACTCAGATCTGTATTCTCTGATATGGTTAAAACAGCAGAGAACCGTATGGCTTCTTTAAGGTACAATGTTATAGAAGATAAATTTGATAGAAATGAAAACTTACGTAATGATAAGTTACTATCCAATCTTAGAAGTATTCAGAATTCTATAACAGATGTGGAAGGTGTCAATAACATTACGAATTTCCTTAATGGTAGTCTAGAGTATGTAGATAATGTACTATATAGTCTAGATGAAGCAGAGAGAGTAATTAAAACTATTGATGAGAAGATAAGTACTGCACAAATAACAAATGATACTGAAGAACTTACTAAGTTAAGAACTGCTTTAGATAATTTTGGTGCTGAGTATTTATACCCACATGAGAGTAATTTACGTAAACTTTATAATGAGCTAAATACAGAATTTAATAGGAATATCTATGAAAATATATTAGGTACTAATGAATTTGATAATATATTATCTGTAGTAGATGGATTGATTAGAGAATTCTCATCTAAAAAGATGATAGATAGAGAAAACATTGGTTACATGTATGGGAACTCAGTTAGAAGAACAGTAGAAAAGTTCTTGCGTACTGAGATGGAAGAAGCTAAAGACCCTAATATAGATAGAGCTCTGATGAACTGGCTTACTTTTGATGGTGATTTAAATTGGTATCATAGATTCTTCGCTACTCCTGTAAACTCACCTAAATTTGTTATCAAGCTATTGAGAAAAGTTATTGGTGATGTTAATTCTATGACTCATAAACAGGTTTATCGTAAGTATGCTGAATTATATAAAGCAGCAAAAGAAACAAGAGACCATAATCTTTTATTTGAAAGAGATGTAGATGGTAAAAAAACTGGATATTTAATTAGAGATCGTAGATATGGTGTATATCAAAATAATAAATATAAGTTTAGAAAAGATTGGTTAAAGAATCATAAATTAGCTAGTATTGATGAACTTAAACTTAATCCTTCTCTATGGATACAATACCAAAAAGATTATAATGATTGGAAGTCTGAGAATTGTGAAAGAAAATACACACCAGAGTTTTATGCTATCTTTACTAATCTAAGTATGGAAGCTAATATGGCTCTATCTGAAGTAAACCTAGAGATAGATAATATATTAAAACCATACAGAGATAGTAATACTAATAAACCTAGATTCGAAAGAATGCCAATAGATGAATATCAAAAATATAATAGGTTATTAGAGAAAAAAAGAAATCTTGCAAATCCTTACGATCCTATTACTGGGGAATTAAAACCAGAAGGTAGTGTAGAAGCACAGATAGCTGCTGAACTTACAGAAGCATATGCTAAACTACAAGAAGGTTTAGAATCTAAAGTAGATATGGATGCTTTCCTAGAAGAAATGGAAAGAATGAAAAACATAGAAGGATACACTCCAGATGGAAGCGATACATTGTATAGTGCTTGGTTAGAGCGTAATACTAGATGGGAACTTACAGATGAATTTAAAGAAAAAGTATCTAGGCAGAATAAAAAAGATTATGGTGAAATATATGATAGATTATATCAAGCTAGATACAATCTATTGAGATTATATAGAACTGATAAATTTGAACCAGATTATACTAGAATGCCTCAAGCAGTTAAGGATAAAATTAAAGAGCTTGATATAGCAATGTATAATGTGAGAAAACGTACTAAAAAAACTAGTAGTAGTGTTAGGTTATTTAAATCTGAACTTAGCGATCTAGCAAAAGAAAACGGAGGTAAAAGTGCTGTATCACCTGACGATATATGGGTAGACGATAAAGGGGTAAAACACTATGCTTCTTATATGACCAAAGTAATACCAGTACGTCAACAGTATATGCATAGAGTACCAAATAGCAATTGGGCTGAGACATCTGAAGAATCTAAGTTCTATAATAAAAACTATGATAACAGTATACCAGAGGCAGAACAACCTAAATTATCTATTAAAGAATACGATAATAGAAAAGCTTACAATGCTGTAATGAGAGATCCTGCTTTAGTTAATCTTAGAAATGTTATTCTAGATGTTATGAATGAAGCTAATGATAAAATTACTCACTCTAATTATAAGAATAACTATAAGTTACCACAAATTAATGGTAATATATTTAATTATTGGGGTAATAGAGGGCTTATTACAGGAACAAGAAACTATATGATAGATGCATTTGGCATTCAACCAGATGATGAAATACATGGAGTAAAAGTAGAGACTAGACCTAATGGTACAGAGATAAATATTATGCCTACTATGTATACTACTATGCTTACTGATCCTGCTTCTGGTACTAATGATTTAATTGGAGCTATTGCTAAGTATTATAGAATGGCTTGTAATTATGAGAATAAAAAGAAAGTAGCCCCTCAATTAAATCTATTAGATAGTTTAATTGCTAATACTGGTTCTATTAGACAAAAAGGTTTTACTAAGCCTGCTGCAAGCAGTAAATTAGCAGATGCAGTTCATACTTACATAGGTTATCATATCTATGGTAGACGAGATATATTACCTGAAGTAACATTAAAAGGTTATAAGATTTCTTTAGATAAAGTATTTGAGTATTTTTCAAGATGGGGTAGAGATATTGGTTTGTCTTGGAACTTACGTTCTGCAATATCTGGTGGAGTTGCTGCATGGAGTTTTTATGCTAATGATGCTTTTGTTCGTAAACATTACAATATGCATGATTTCACTATTGCAAATGGTATTTTAACAAAAGAACTAATTAGCTTAAAAGCTGCTAGTCAATTTGGTAAGAATCAAGCTAACAATAAACTTGTAGGTGTGTTAGAATATAATGGTCTTACTTTTAATCAAGAGGAAGATTTATCTAATACTAATAGATGGAGAATAGGTAGAATGATTACTAGAGCTACAGAACCATACTCTGCTTTTAAGTTAATGTCATTTTTACCTAACAGTGCATTTGCTATTTCAGTTTATTTAAACTATAAGCTAATTCGATTAGAAGATGGGCAATTACATTTTATTTCTGAGAATGATTTTCTAGATAACCATTTTCTTAATAAGTCTATAGAAGAGCGTAAGGCTATATATAGAAATGCTAAAGATAATTTATGGAATGCATATGAAATGAAAGATGGGTTTAGAGTAAAATCCAAGTATGCACCATATGTTACTGCGGAGTTAGAAGAAGAAATAACTGCTAAGTTAGGGTCTATATCTAGTCATGCAGAAGGTATGGTTGAGGAAGCAGATAAGAGTGGTGTTCATTTATTACCAGCCCTTAGTACTATACTTATGTTCCGTGCTTTTATTCCAAAAAATATAGAAAATACAATATCTCCAATGTACTGGAATTACCAGACAAAAGAGTTATCGATGGGAACAGCATCAGCATATTTCTACGGATGGAAATACGGTTCTGATAGAAATCTTATTAAGCTATTGAGAGTACTTACAGGAAGAAATGATGAAAAGTTAAAAGAGTTACAAGAGCAATATCCTGATGTAGACGTAAAAAAACAAATAGATTTACATATTAGGAGATTTAATGCTCAAATATTCACATATTTCTTCTGGTTAACTATATTTAACCTATTTGGAATGGGTGCAGATGATGATGATTATTGGTTTACTCAATTCTTACGATTAGAGTTAAAGAAGATTTCATTAGAGTCTGGTTCTAGGTATAATGCAATGGATGTATTCGATATTCTTAATTCTATTACTCCATTAATTCAAACATTTGTAGATGTTAATAGGGTTATTAATCCGTTATCTTATTTGAGTAGTAGAAAATATGAAGAAATTGAAAGAGGTGCTTATAAAGGATTAAAGGGATGGCAAAGAGACTTTATTAAAGTTATTCCAATACTCAATGCCTATTATAATATGAAGAATCCACGAGAGAAACTAAATGATATGATAAATCGTATTGGATAAACAAAAAAGGGATCGTTTCACAACGACCCCTTTCTTTTTTCAAACAATTAAGTTTTGGATACTAAAATCCAAGGCAATTTATATCTTCAAGCAATGTTGGCTCTTGAACATCTTGTTGTTCAGCCATTTGCATTATAAATAATTCTTCTTTTACTGTTAACGTTACTTCATCTTTCATAATACTATCATTTATTCTAGCACTTGAACTAATAAACATATTCCTATTAGTAAATTGAGTAATATGCTCTTTTACTTTAATAGGTAGTAGATGATAATATCTATTATTTATTGCGTATATTAGTCTATTATGCTTCTGATTTACTTTAAATATGAAGACAGTATGATAATCTATATCTCCTTTATATCTATAGTAACCTAAATATAAATGATGCTGCTTATACAATTTACATAAATTTATATATTCAGTATATGATAAACCTGCATAACTTATGTGCAGGTTTTCTTTTATAAAATAGGTAGATAACTTCTTTAATACAATATTAGAATAACATTTATTAAAGAACAGAGATACTATCATTTCCATCATACACTTCTGATCCATCTCCATCGTAATACTCTCTAGAGTGGTCCCATAAATCGTTTTGTTTATGCCAGCATATTCTTCTGATAGTTTCTGATATTATTGTAAGTCTTTCTTCTATACATTCTGGAGTAAAGTTAATAACTCTAACCTCATACCCATTATTACTCTGGATAGCAATGATATAGGTTTCTTTTGTGTATTCGTCTATATCTATATTCAATTCGTACTTAAAGTACCAATGAATAGCTAACCAATAGTAAGCTAATTGTCTTCTATAATCATATTCTTCAATGGAATGTTCAAAATTCCATACATCAGCAGTAGTTTTTAGATCTACTAATGTAATCTTTTTTAGAGTATGATCTATCATTAGCCTGTCTAATAAAGACTTACAAGATAAATGATAGTTTTCGTAAGCTTTTGGAAATTCCCAATTTATGTGGAACTCGTTGTTTTGTTCGCAAGTTTGCGGTTGTTTATATAATAATTCATTTGCTTTCTTGTGGTTCTGAATGTTCTGCTTAATAGTTTTTAGCATATTCAGATCAGCAAACGAAATAGATTTCAACTCAGTTTGCCGTTCAGTCTTAAGATATTCTATGTAGTTTTCTAGCTTTTTAGCCATTTCTTTGGCTTCTAAGAGTATTTTTTCTTCACTCTTACCTTTTGTACTATAGGCATCAGAATAAGCCTTTATAAGGGCTAAATCTGGATCAATTTCTACAGTACCAACTAGTTTATCAGCAAATAATTGTTGTTGTTTACTACTTGGAGTTTCAAAGTCTAGTATTCGATAATGTGCCCAAAATTCTTCAGGTTGAAGAATATACATATGTATCATTGTTCCTTTATCTAAATAACTAGCTTTAAGACCTTCAGCGTTTCCTTCTAGCATATCTTTTAGATATCTTGGACCTTTCTTTAAGAATTGCCCTAAATTACTATTAGATATACGAGAATTGTCATCATAGTAAGGTATACTTAAATCCATATTATTCTTCTACTTTCTCTGATTGATCTTCATCCTTTACTGGACCTAAATCGATGATCAAATCATATTCCTCTAATACGTTTTTATTTTCCATCAGTTAACTGTTTTATTTGTTTAATACATTCATCTACTTCCTTATGATTATGAACAATGAATAAATGGTACTGTTCATCTAAACCTGATTTAACTAGGTTATACTGAAATAATTTCCACTTATAAGGAAAGACATCGTTAGGTCTACCCTTTGCTTCAATTATAAAGTTATTACCTACAAAATCTGGAGTATATGTCATAGGACGTATCTTTTTATCTTTAAACTGAAAGCTAGGAACTAATTCAAACTTTATAGGTTCATACTCAGCTTTCAGTTTATTTTCTTTTAGTGCTTTATATGTATATACTTCTAACTTACTTCGAAATTTAATATTATCAAAGACAGTTGGAGTCGCATTTATCACTTTCTTGTTTAGACTCTTTTTCTTTTTCATCTAAGATTTGTTTTAACAATTTCTTAAACGAAATAAGATTGAGTATGTTGCTAATAGTACAACATAAAACAATAAAGGATATTAAAGCTACTAAATTAACAGTAATTGTAGTACTAAGCAGCTCGATCATTAAGTGCCTCCTTTTTTAGGTTCTCAAGTTCTGCAATCAAGTCTTCTAACTCTTTTTTAGTTACTAGTATTTGTGCATTCTGTTTATTTTCAACTTTATCATTAACTATGTTGAATTTTTCAGCAATTTTAGTAATGATCGAATAGTCAAAAATAGCCACAATAACACCAAACAAATACATGCAACACATACTAATAAGAAACGGGATAGCAAATAATATACCAATACCGAATCGAATACCTTTCCAAATCTTTTTTAATACTTTCATAGTGTTTTATTTAACCAGTTTTTAATAACTTCAAAGCCATTATACTTAACGGCATCACTAATATCTTTACTTTGGAATTTCTTATGTACTAAGAATCCATTTAAGCCTGTTTTCTTGCTTATCTTACGCATATTTTTGACTCCTGCAGGATCTCTATCAAAACATACTAATATACGCTTAAAACGCTTCTTTAATATGTCTAAGATATTATCTGGAATAAATGTACTTTCTGATGACGGAGATATTGCATCATAACCCATTTCTCTTAAGCACATTACGTCTTTGAGAGATTTAGTTATAATCAATAATTCTCCCTTTTCAGGAAGTTGTTCTAATCCTTGAATGTCGTACTCAGTAAGATTATTACGCCATTTAGTGTATTTATCTGCTAAAGGCCTATAAATTTTAAATTTATCATAAACCTTATATGCATACATTGGACTTTCATCTTTATAAATACCTTTTACAATTCCGTCACATAAATAGTATTTAATACTACTTACATTATATCTCTTTAATGTATCTAGAGTAATACCAAACTGTTGCCAAAATGCTTTATCAACATTAGTGAATTCTTGCCTTACTACTCCAATTACGGTTTCTTCAGACTTTTCATACGCTTTAGTACTCTTTAAAACAGTGTTATTTTTTATATTCAGATCTTTCACAATCTGCTTTAGTAGTTCATTATAATTAGTTATGCCGGTATATTCTTGCACAAATCTAATTACATCGCCACAAAGACCATTACCATGATCTTTAAATAACAGTTTACCTGTTTTCCTACTTCTAAATATTCCAAATGAAGGATTTTTATCTTCTCTAAATGGACTATTATAGATATAACCTATTTTAAATTGTCCTATGTAACGTGCATATATGTCATACTCTGTTACTCTAGATAAAATATAATCTAAAGTAATAGGATCCTCTTTTTTAATTCTTTTAGAGTCGTACATAATATAGCAATTTTAGTGAGAGTAGAGGACTTGCACCTCTCCTTAGGTAAAAATACCGGGCTATTCACACATCTGCTTCTATCTTCATTATTTGAAGATATATGTGCTTACTCTCTTTTTGTGTGAGAGGGGGATTCGAACCCCCATGCTAGTATATATTAACTAGCTCCAATCTAGGTATTCTGTCGTCCTTTTCAGACTTTGTATTTCTTTACCAGACAGTACATCCACTTACGTGCGATAATACCTATTCCTCATCCCCATGATCAGTGTCAAAAAGTTTTTTAATTTCTTCAATTTTTTCTTTAGCGCCTTCTTCGCACAGGCACTCTCCTGAAGAGATATAAATGTCAGATTTAGTACTCTTTCTGGTTTGTCTAGGAACATGACCTAGCCCCCAACCACATTTAAATTTAGCAGTCCAAAATCTGAACATATGATATCTAAAAAACCAAGGAGATACACATGTAAGCATAGTAGGTAATATTAAAGGATCTTCAAATCGTTTAAATACTACTTCTACTAATAGATACGTAATATGATCTTCTTTATAATAACCTAACGATTCTACTTCAGCAAATGTTGAAATCTGCACACGATAACCTTGAGATTCTAAATAATCTGCAAGTTTTAAAGCAGTATATGACTTATAAAGCATATCTTTTGCAGATACCATACAACTTTCGCATATTCCTACATGTAGTTTAATAAATTTTCCGTTTTTATCTCCTCCAGTTCTTTGTCTTTTCCTAAGAGATGGTAATCCTTCGATAAATCTATCGTAATTCATATCGTCTCCATCATTTTCATCATACTTGTAGTTAGTTTTTGATCCTCCAAATATAAGATCTTCATCTAACTTCTCAAGTTTATCTAAACCTTCTTTATAAAAGAATTTAGACTTCTGAATCTCTTCTTTAGTTAGTCCTACCCATTCAGGATCATCTACTCTAGAAATTTCCTTATACTTATCAGGACTACCTGTATCTTCTTGAACTTCACACTCAGTGTAAAATTTATCGAGATTATCAAAATGTGTCTCCAGTTTTTTACCCATGTCACGCTGCCTTTTTAATTTCGGATTTACTTTCAGATGTTTGTAGAAAACGAGTTGAAAAATCTAACTCTTTATTGACCATTTCTTTCTCAGAATCAGTCCAGTTAGTAATCAACATCTCTTTCCAATTCTTAAAATAAGCCTTCTTCATAAGGTGTCCAGACTGAATCATACGCGTAGATGCAACTCGGCGTAGATTACACTCTTTGATTATCTCACGAAGTTTCCATACGTAGTTTACTACATCAGTATCATACTGACTTTCGTAATCTACAGAATAGTTAACTTCTATAATGCCACCGGTGAATCGGTCAATAGTAGATGCGTCTAATTGATTGTTAGCCACATACTGTCGACTCGCACCATTACCAAACGTATTAGAAGTAGCAATGATGATACACTCGGGGTGACGACATACTAAACCAGTAGTAGTCTCAATCTCACCGTTAGCAAGAGCAGCATTTAATACTTGACCTACTGCGGGGTCTAATGCAGTCATCTCATCAATCAAGATAACAGATGGCTTAGCATAATATTCTGCAAACTTAGTAGATTCTCGAGTAGGATACTTATATCCTACGAACTCTGTCGCAGAAGTACCAATACCACAAGAAATACATAAGTATGGAACATTAAGTTCATTTGCAACATTACGAGCCATAGTAGATTTACCACATCCTGCAGGACCTACCATCCAAATGTTTCGCATACCAGCTTCAATAATCTTCTTCAATTGTTCCTCTGGTTCCATTTTGGATATATCAACATATTTAGCTTCTTCAGCTAAACGTTTCTTTTCTTCCTCTAACTTCTGTTTAAGTTTTTCAAGTTCTTTACGAAGTTTATCCTGAAACTCACTAGCTTTACGCATAGTAATCCCAGAAGCAGATGTTTTGAACTTCTCTCCTTTATTGTTTGTAAGAGTATATTTAGTTCCAAAACTGGTATCTTTCTCTATGACTTTCCAAAAATCTATAGGTTTTATACGTTTATTTTTACCTTTTTCGTCTTTAATAGTAGTAGTAATACTACCAAAAAACTCATCACCAACCTCTAGATCTTTTGGCTTTGTTTTAGTAGTAAGATTGTCTCCGATGCTACCGTTAGACTCAGACCCTTCATCATTCAACATCTTTTCAGATGCTTCTTTGAACATTTTTTCCCACTCAGTTTGTTTACCGTTTTCAACAAACTGTTGCATCATCTGCAGAAGTGGATGTTCTAAGTCATCATGTCCTTTTGCATTACCACTAATCTTACCATTTTTTACTGAATATTTTAAATCTGTTAACTTTGATTCTAACTCTTGAATATCTAACATAATAAACTACTTTTTGAGGTTAATAAAAAAGGGAGAGTAACTTTTGTTACCCCCCCCCCAATTTAATTGGTTATATAATATGTTCTACCTTTTTTTAGAAAGGCAAATCATCCTCACTATCGTTACTTGTTGTAACGTCAACGCTTTCTAATGTACCATTTACTACTTGGAATGGATTAGCATTTTGTTTCTCAACATCAGCTACAATAGGCTTTTCAAATAAATCAATTCCTAACTTAGTAATCATTGATTCACCAGCATCTACTGTAGACATAGGCTCGATAAACGTGTATTTCGCATACTTTGGAAGTGTAGTATAACCTTTATCATTATAGACAACTTTTACTCTTAAGGCTTTATCCTTAATGTTATCTGCAGACAAAAGTCCTACTACCCATTTAGCATACTCTTTGAAGCTTTCACCTTCAAATTGCAACTTATCCTCGTCATAAAAACACTCTAAAATCTGCTTTACACGAGAAAATTGCTTATCACACTTTAACTCAAACTCATCCTGAGTAAGCTCACCAAAACTTGTTTTCTTTCTCGGTTCCCACTCAGTGTGAGTCATAATCCTACCTTCTTTTTCGAACTTAAATTCGATAAAACTGTTATCTTGAATTGAGGTCTCATATCTAACTCCAATTAAATGGACATTATCATGAATACCTGCACTTAAAAATGCTACATCGTTTTTTACAATCTTTTTTGCTCTGCTAGAACTGTACATATACGTATATTTTAATCATTATTAGGCAAATAAATTCTATCCCAATAGGTAACTAACTTACCTTCGTTATCACTTTCAGCAATAACAATTTTCTGGCCTCTAAGATGAGGCGCTCTCGCTTCTACTATATTGTTTTCTCCGCCCTGAAACGAAATTAATGTCTGGTTTTTCTTTCTATAGACGTAGCCTATGGCATCTGCTTCTCCACAGATAATATCACTAAGTCTTCCAGCAAGGTCAAGCTGCATTTCAGATAGTTCTTCACCATCCTTATTGACTAATTTATCTTTAGTATGACCTACTAAAATAAATTCTTCACACAACTCTCTAAACATATCAATAACTTTTCTAACAGCCTGTCTGATATAAAACCATCCAGCACCATTAGGCAACATTCGAACATCTCCTTTGTAAGCTTTGCCCATAGGAGTTTGATTATACAGGGTAAGCGCGTAAGATAACGTTATTTCCTCTAATCTTGTTGCATTATCAATAGTTATATGCTTATAGAAGAAGCCATTACATTCTTTATTCTTTTGACGAATAGCCGCAGCAATTTCGCCTAAGTCGTTTACGTTTCTAGCTTGAACACAGAGAGAATCTAAAAACTCAGCTCCTCCCTCTAAGTCAATGATTAAATTTGAATCTAATTGACTTGTTATAGTAGTTTTGCCCGATTTTGGTTTACCAAACAATATTAAGAATCTTGGATTCTTTACTTTGGCTTTAACTTTTTCAGTAGGTAATACTATCATAATGAATAGATATTAACTTACTGTGATTTGATACGTTATGATAAGATTTGTAAATACTGAAAATAGTAAGTATATGTTATTTTAAAAATTACTCGATTACAAAAACTTCGATAATAGTAATAGATACACTAAGAATTGTTGTTTTTCTCTCCGAAGTCAAACTGTTAAAAAAGCTACGGTTTGCATTAAACGGAATAACAGTATCTCCAATCTGTACAAAATCGCTAAAGAAATTAGCCGGAATACCATTAATCAATGCCTCATAACTATCATTACCATAATAATTACGATATGCATTCATTCGATTTACAGCGTTCTTCCAAGCTTCATATACGTCAAGATCACGCTGAATCTTCTTATAGCGATAATTACTATCGAACAACGGACTCTTTTTCTTCTCTACAGCAAAAGGAAGAAGATAAAAAGGAGTCGAACTATCATATGAACTCCGACACGGAGTCTGATAATACGGAGTTAAACCCATTGCTTTATTAAACAAGCTTTGTGTATAACTACTTACAGAATTATTACCTGTTGTTGTTCCAAAGTAAGAAGAATTGTTGTTGGATTTACCAAAAGAGAATATATAATCTTTCATATCAGTCTTTTTTTTAATTGTGAACTAAGTAGGGTTTAGTTCCATGCCTCTTTCAATTTCGATAATATTGTTGTGTGCTAGATCATTTTCGAAATCAAGAATTGCTAATTGTCCTTCCCTATTCTTTAGAATATGGAGATATATCTTGTTTTGTACTGGGAGTCGATGAGGTCCGTACACTGCAAAGCCTAACGTTTCTGGACGGGCGATTACAAGTACAACATCACTTCCTTGAAAGATAGCATCAGCGGAAGAAATGTCACTACGCATTGGATAATGACATGTTGGGTTATTAATTCGATCAGGAGATTCAATATTCCTGTTCATTTGTGAGAGCTGAATTATACTTGTGCAACCTACTTTTTTTGCATTTATAAAACAGTTCTGTAAATCTCTAATAATATTTAAAGCACTTTCATCACTTCTACCTCTTACTAGCAGTGTATGATCTAGCATTACTACTAGCCATTTATCTTTAGCAAGAGTGTCTTGAAAATACTGTATCGTATCCTTAATCTGATCGACTGTAGCTGCAGAATCTACATAGTAGATAGGAAATTTAGCAATCTGTTGTGCTTCTTCCTGTATCTTCTGAAATTCTTCATCACGAAGATCAAATTCAGAACTATATAATTCTGCAGTAGTCTTTCGCATTGAACTGCTTATTTTTCGACCTACTTGTCTACTTGATAACATTTCAAATGAAAAAGATAATACTATAACATTCTTATTAGGATTTAGACTAATTAAATCAGTTTCTAACATATTTGCAAATGAGGACTTACCTGATCCAGAGGCACCTACTATTGTATAGATGCAACCTTGTTCTATGCCACCATTACACAATCTATTGAATTTCTTCCACCTTGTTTTAAGTGGTTCAATTTCATGTTTTCTACGCATGTCAATATACTCTAAAGCTTCTTCTGTTACTTCAGAAATATGTTTGAATGGTAATGGTTTATATAAGTGTTGTTCCATAAGATGTTTGTTCATTTTGTTCAACACTACATTTCATTTGCTCGTCAAGTGCTTCCCATTCACATTGGGTAAGCCATTTCCACATTGTTTTCATATAACCCATACGACCGGTCATTGTTAATTCATTCTGCTGGAATTTTAAACACTCCATCAAATGTTCGTGAGCTGCTCTACTCTTGCCTACGATAGCGTTATAACGCTTTCTACAATTGTTTTTATTGGCTCGTAAGAAGCTCTTTGTACCGTCCGGTCTAATGACAACCTGTGGATATGCTTCATAGAATTCATCAAACATCGTAACTTTTCTTTCGATAAGCGATGTTAGAGTTTCAGTCGGAAGATAAACTACTGCTTTGTCTGAAACTTTTTTTTCTATGTAGCCTTGATCAATTAAATCTTGTATTTCTGTCTCGTTCACCAGACTGATAAGTGACAGGACATCTTTGATATTGGTTTGATTATTGCCTAATACAAGATTTAAAAATACTAGCTGATTAATAGTCAAATGCTCAATTTTACTGAGCAGTTCTGTATCTAGTTCTAATATCATACACTTCTCCTTTCGTTAAAAGAAGTCTATGTCTTAGAGTATGATAATCTGTGATATTTTATGAAAAGTCCCATAGACTTAACTGTTGTGGCTTTAACTGATTAATAATCTTTGTAGCTTGTAGGATATAATAGTTATAGTTAATATTATAATCTTCAATAGGTTTATCTGGAGTAAATTTATTGTGTATAGTTACACCATACCCTTTCAACATACTCTGGTATTCTTTAATACCATTTTCAGATTTCCATTTCCAAAGATACAAACCATCAGTACTAACATAGAATCTATTAACTCTCTGTTGTATTTCTCCATTGTATTCTACAGTCCATTGCTTACCTGTTTTTTCTGCTTGTAGAAACTTACGAATGTCTTTACAATTCATTATAGTATCTTTCACTGGAATTCCATCTGCAAAATACTTAATAACTGCTTCTGGTATGATCTTAGGATTAAGACCTTTCCCAAGTAAGACATCAGTAATAAACATACCTTTTTTCTTGATAAGTTTACTATCTTTAGTTTCTTTGTATCCTTCTTTAATTGCAATATAATCATTAATCGCAAATTGATACATAGCTTCAAAACGTTCCTCTTCTAATTCGAGTTTAGTTAGTTGTTCCCATTCAGTACATGCTTGTTTTACTTGTTGATATTTATCCTTCTTTAAGAGGACAAATAAACCATCAGTGTTCGCTTGTACTATTCTACATCCTAATTCAGATAAGGATTCCGCTAACATTAGTAATAGTAATTGTCCGTTAATACGGATTTGCATTACTGCAAATGGACTATAACAAAAATTATGTTCGTTTTGTAAATTACCACTTAAACCATTTAACGCAAGTTTCAAAGTTTCATTTTTCACTTTGTTCCCATTTCTTTTTGCTTCTAGTCTTTCTGTTCTAATTTGAGAATAGACTTCTAGGAACTCTGGTCCTAAATGTTTAGGATAAAACTTATATTGTATTAGCATACTTGGATATAGAGAAGCGACGTCTATATCTATAAGCATTTCATCTTCTTTGGGTATAATAATCTCAGGATCATTCACCGAATGAATACCACCTACTCCTACAGAATATCGTAGATTGTTAAATATAAATTTATACTCATAACCTTTTCTACCCGGAGAAACTACTTGTTTTTTCATTTCTTCAAGCATTTTATTTAGGATAGGAGATTTATATTTAACAAAAGGTAATATAACATCTTTCAATGGAATTAAGTTCATTGGTGAACGTAAATTACGTATCTGCCACCAACTTTGTCCTGTTTTTTCTAGGTATTTCTGTGTGATAATTTTCATTCCAATATTCACACCATCTTTACTTAGGACTCTTACACCATATTCATCTTCAATAGCAATTCGAAGATCTATATCTTTCTTGCATCTGTTTAATAACTCAGAAGTTGACTCAACATCATTTATATTATATTGAATCATTTCATCAAATAAGGATTCTGGTAATGGTTTACTCCAATCATATACAAATTCTTGTACATTTGGATATTGCATAGTTACTTGCATCTCTTTCAAGCCTACTCGTAACTGTGTAGAATATAACATAGTTAGAATATCAAATGATTCAAACCATTGTTGATATTTCCATTCTTTCCATAACCCTTCTTCACCTTCTTTACTATTTACAATAACTTTACTGAAATTATAAATAGAACTACAAATTCTCCAATACGGATGTACTATAAGCTTTTCATAGTAATCTATCATATAGTTTACTATAGGATTATCATAATGAATATTATTATAACCTGCAAATATTATATCTGTATTAAATTGATAATCTGTAGTATAAGATTGGTTCCATGATCCTTCTGTATTATTAAACTGTTTGAAAAACTTAACTAACTCTTCTAGTTGATTTTTTCTACTAGATATTTCAAATAAATGAATTTCGTTAGTTTCAGTATTCTTCGCAGCACAATGAAAGATATTTTGAAATACCTCAATATCATATACTAATACTGTCTTGTTTCTAATTTTCATGGTTGTGGTTTTAATCTTGTGGAAGAGTGCAGAATCGAACTGCCCTATACTGCATCGATATAGTACCTAGTGTAGTTTATCAGGCTATTACTCTTCCTTATGTGCGTCTTTCGACGCACTTTTTATGCCGCTGCAGCTGCTCTTTGAGAAGCTATGCGGCTTGTCAAGTAACCATCAATATTATAATATTTACTGTTAATTGACTCAAGAATGCAATGATCTAACGTCGGACTGTTATATACAAACGTTCCTACGTAGTCATCCTTGTAGAGATCACTATACATTCTATGATAGTGATTCATCCACTTATGTAATGAATCCTGAGAAATGTTCATTCCTATGGGATCCAAATCTATACGCTCTTTGTGCGTTTTGTCCTTAAATATATTAACACTAATATAGTAAGGATATGTTACAACCTTCTCATTAGGTTCTAACTTACGAGGAGGCACTTTCTTTTTCTTGCCGGCATACTTAGACCGTTTCTCCTCTTTCTTAGCTTTACGCTTACTTTCCGATTCGAGGAAGTGCTTAATTTGCTTCATAACTTCCTCAGTCTGTCGAGCTTTCTGATTTTCGATACGCTGTTTTCTGTTAATACGCTTATCTATCAAACGTTGCTCTCGTTTAGAACTGCTTTCAAGCGATGCTTTTGCAGATTCGTATTGCTCATCTGACATAGATTTTCCGGAATGTTTACGGAACTGATTCAGATTTTCAATCTTCTCGTTAAGGATACGCTCAAAACGTGTTTCAGCTGCCTCGTGTTTCTTTACTACAGCAAACTCACCAGCTAGTTTGCGTTTGCGATGTAATACTAAGCGCTGTTCGTTAGAGATTATTTTTACTCTATGTTCCTTGCGATTTTCCTTACGGTGTAGTTTAACTACTTCTTTGAAAGTTAAACCTTTCTCTGCAGCTTCTTTCTTAAGAGCTGCTGTTCTCTCTTTGTTTGATATTGTTGTTTTCATTTCTTTAAATTTTTGATAAATTTATAATGTTAATTCTGTAACGGAGTGTGTAAGAGAGATTCGAACTCTCACTTTAACAAAAATGTTATGTTCTACCATTAAACTATTACACTAATTTCTTTTTTATGCTGCAGCCTTTGCTTTACTAAAAGACATATCGATTACTTTAGCATTCTTACGCTCAGTGTTCTCAAGCGAATGAACAGCATTGTAATCTAATAACTCTTTGTTAAGAGTATTAATCTTTATCGTAAGTGCCTCAGACAGATTCTTAACAAATCCTCGGGTCAATACCTCTGTCTTCTTCATGCGTTTCTTTCCCACTTTCTTAATTATCTCAGGATCCAGAGTAGGAACATGAGATAATTGCTTTTTAATCTCTTTAAGCTCGCCTACAGCGAAGATAGTAGGATAGATCGAATCTTCTGGAAGATCATTAATGTCAGTAAATCCAAGATTTAATGCTAGAGATTGTAACTTAATCTCAATACGCTCTTTACATTTATCAAAAATACTATCTAGTAGTACTTTCATATCGTAATTACGCTTAAACCCACGGAAAACTACATTTTCCATTTTAATAATATTCCAAGTTCGAGTTATATCTGCAGATAATTTATCACGTTTTTCTATAATTTCAGTTGATGTTGTCATACGAATTGATTTTAAATGATTAATACTATTCGATTTCGCATCAACTCCCAGTGTAACTATGGGGCAACCTAATGCCCCGTAGCTTTTATGCTCGTAGAATCTTATAAAGTTCTGCTTGAGCATTTTCAAAGTTTGATGTTAACGAATTATTAGTTTCGTCTATCTGATTAAATGATTCAAACAATTTAACCTTAGTATCGAAAATATCCGTTAAGTTAAACTCTTTACCTTCAGAGACCATGTAACAAACATAAGAGTTAAATAACTCTTTAATCTGTGCACCAGTCATACCATTTGCAATAATTTCGATAGCCTCACGAGCTGTATCAGTCGTAGCATCGAACTTGTTTTCTTTCATAAAGTCGCCGAAATACAAGTTAAATACATCATATGCATATTTTCCATCCAACGCATTGATATGGAAAATCTTGTCAATTCGACCCGGACGCTTAGAGATACGTGCTTCAATTCGTTCAGGATGATTTGTTGTCATCATTACTATAGCACCGTTCTCAATATTCGGACGGTCAATACCGTCTAGGAAGTTAAGAATAGCAGAATTATTACGACTACTTAACGTTGCTTCACAGTCTTCAAATACTACAATAGTACGTCGATTAATACGGCTACATTCTTGAATGTGCATTGCCATAGATTGAAAATCTGTAACGAATACTACTGGAGAATCCCCAGAATATTTTTTAGCTACGTCGTAACAAATAGAAGTTTTACCTGTACCCGGTTCACCACACAATAAGAATTTACGTAACGGTTTCTGATTGAACTTTGAAAACATTTCAACATTGTCAAAGAAGAAGTCAACGCCTTTAATAAGTTCTTCTTTACATTGATGAATAGCTGGATTACTTTGGATATCAGTAATCTCTTTATAACGCATATAGGTTCCATATCGGGTTTCTACTGCTTGTGCTCGGTAGATACCTGACTTTGGTACGTTTGACTTTACTTCAAGTTCATCTTTTAATGCGGTTTCACACAGATAATTGTAAATATCTCGAGTATATACATACATGCGTAGATTTTCATCTTGATCTGTTGGCGATGGGCATACTACATAGTAAAATACCTTATCGTCAACATAATATGCTTTTACTCCAGACATTAAATTCTTTTTATAATCATCCTCATCCATTTCAAGCTTTTTAGTACTAGACTCTGCTCGAGTGATATAATGATGTATAAGTGGTAGTTCATCAGTTCCATACACTTCTGATAATACAGTTTTATCCCGTGAAGCAATCTTTTCGTAATAATCCGTAATATCTGTAGTTGTAACATAGATGAGTTCTTCTTCCTTAATGCCATAATTATTCTCTAACATTAACTTCTTAGCAATATCTTTCAGTTCATTATAATCTTTTACCATATATAAATTTTTTAGTTAATAATTTATACGGGAGAACATTTTGATAATGCGTCCAATATGTAGAAACGAGCGGTCACGTTTACATCGATGTAACATCTCTTTCTTATTCTCAGAGCTTTCCGTAACTTAGTATCCTGTTATAGACACCACATCGTGACCATTAAAGACTCTAACCTTCCTGAGTCTTTACATTTTGTTTTTTAAAAGAATAAGTATATTTACTATCACTATTACACCTTCCTAATTCAAAGCAACGTATAATATCTTACTCAATTTCGTAGAATTTTAAGTCTTTACCTAAAAAGACTGGACCATTAGCTGTAAGTACAGCTACACCATCAGGATTTCGCACTTGTTTAGTAACAGCTGCTAATATTGTTTGTTCAGAAGGAACCTTCCCCTCCTTTTGGATCTCTTTATAACCATACAAGTAAGCTGTGAGAAGAATATCTACCATCCGATTCTTATCATCTTGCTTAAGTGTAAAGTTAACGAAATCCTGATATAAGCCGTCTAATGCAAAATCATTTCTATTTTTGCCGTTTCCAGCCATGAAGTTTATCAGATGCACTACTAAATCATGGAAACTTAACTTCTTTTCACAACCTATGAAGTGATTCCACCATTCAAATCGAGTTGCACCAATGACAAAGGAACCATCGTCTTTTAGACTTCTAGTTCCAGGCTTTTTGTCGTTAAACAAAAAGGAATTGAATATATCTTCATCAGCTAGGATTCGTTCTAGATTTAATCTAGAGGATCTGCTGAGATTTTCCATCTTTAATCAATGTTAACGCTTTGAAAGTTTACAGACTGACCATATTGGGCCATGTTCAATCTGCATGAATCTTCCATAGCACGATTGGCATCAGCTAATGCCTGTGCCTGACGAGACAACGTTTCCATCATAGAACTGATCTCCTTCCGTGACCGCTCATTGAATGAAATCGTTAACTCAGTTGCAGTTTTGTCATCAGTAAAGAACTGAGGCAAACCGGTAGACTCGCTTGCGATTGCAGAGACTACTTCCTGAACTGTCGGTTTCTTAATAATATCACTAATGTCTTTAGCTCCTGCTAAATCAAGCTGAAGCTTAGGATCACGGTTAAATTGGACTACCATTTTACCGTCACCTACATCAACAAGCTCTGCTTGTCGGATGCGAATGCGTTCTACGCCATGTAACCAGATAGGATTTGCAAGCCGCTGCTTGCCTTCCCGCTCTTTGTTCGAATAATCTGCATCTACATTAGTCCGCTTAATCCGGATCAAGTTCATACCTAACAATGCACCTAATTGAGATGCTACTACTAAATTATAATTTACATTTGCCATTTTTAAATTCCTCCTTTTGATAAGTTAATAATTAATGAAAATTTTCTCACATCTTTCCCTATGCGTTTCGTCACGATTTATCATCATCTTATATCAGATAGGTTAAAAACCACGGTCGTGTAACATTCAAGTTATGCAAGGAAAGATGCAAATATGTTTTTACTTTAATTTATATGATAAGCAAAATAATTCCGTTCTTGATAATTCGCTATTGCGGTATACTCCTTATAAACGAGACAGGTTTATAAGTTTACTGAGTCATATCTTACTTTGGAACCGCATACTGCATTGTGACCAGAGCTAATGAAACTCATCGATGAGTATTCTAGGTTCTGATTCCAAGCTGTACTATATTCTGTAATCTCTATTACAGAAGATCCGTAATAATCAACACGTTTTTTCTGGTTACTCAGATAAAAATAGTAAAGTAAATAAGTTAGCAAGACTATATCCTAGGGATAGAACTAGTATAGATTGACCTATCTAGATTCATATAAACTTTACTAATGATTAAAACTGTCTTATCGGGCAAGTAGTTATGTCCGGTCGTTTTTACAGAACGTTGCTAAAACTGCAAGGCGATCAAAGGAATTGCCATCTTTGTCTTTGTTATTTGTAATAACTTATAGGTCTCATATAGTTATTCACTAACGCCTACCTCTTACGCTAGATATACTTATTACTAAGTACAGAGCTACCAACGTAACCTTGGCTAGGATTTTGTTTATTTTACTTGGATGAAGATCGAGGACTTTCACCTCTTCTCATTTACTCTCGCTTATAAATAGGTCTATAAGTAATAGTTCACTTTCGTTCACTCTTAAAGATTTACAAGCTTCAATGAGACGCTTTCTCTCGAACATATAATATTGCGTATTATACCCTGATACTACTAAGCAATCGCATTCGCCAAGTTGTGGTCGCATTCAGTTTCCCTAGCGGGGACATCCACAAATTTGTTATTCGGTTGTTGAACCTACAATAGTTAGACATGTTATTTCCGCTTTTGTTTAAGAGTCTCGTTAACTCTCGAGCCAGTGATAGGAATTCCTTCCCAGAGTAAACAAATACTATAAGTGGTTCATTTATACTTACAAAAGGATATTGTAAGCCGCACTATTAATACTCCCTTACTATTACACTATTTTATTAGTCTTGAATTTAGCTCCTTGACTATAAAAAGCCCTACTTTCGTTATATCTATTAAAGAAAGCTTTAACTAAACTTACTCACACCTTTAGTTTTCCAGAGCGGTGAGTTTCTCTTTTTATACGAACCCTATACACTTCGCCACGGTGTCTCTAGGGGTTGAGGTAGTCTTTTCGCCACTATTCTCCTGCGTATGTTCGTTTCCATGACTTATACTGACATAACTCTATACTGATTTCAGTATTGAACATAAAACTCGGTCAGTTTTATTTAAAATCGTACCTGTCCTGATCCTTTAGAGCGTATCTTAAAAGACGTAGTATCACTCCTACGTAGTTAATACCCAGCACCTGAAGTACCCTCTTATAAAGACTATTTTAACTAGTTTTCTACGCTAGTGAACATCTTTATAAGCTCTTGCAAGCACAGACTTGGCATCTGCTCCGGATAACCTGTCATAAGTAATTATAGAAGTCCGTTACCTCTTCTATTATTATATATGGGCCATAGCCACTCAGCTTTTAGTATATCCTACCAGTTTCTTGATTTTAAATACCCTTTCTTCATACACTCATCCATAACTAAGCCAGATGTTATGTTGTCTAGATCCTTATTACTATACTACAAAAATAGTAATAACTGTAGAGTGGAACACTAAAGGTAGCTATTTATTTAATGACGGTTTGGACCCGTCATGGACGCTATTCGGTCTATTAAAGTTAGGTCAAACAGATGGGACCTGTTCGCCTTTAAACTACATTTCGTCCTTACTTGAAACCGCACTTGATAGTGCCTACGGATTCTTAAGGGGATTCATTTGATCTTACTTAAGGATCTCTTTACTATGTAGCAACCCCTTGCAATATTTGTCATCGTCGCTGCTGCGCTAGATCGTGTTTTTTAGTCTTCACCAAACGGTTCTCAAGACTTATGGGCTTTGCACACTGACCCATTTTCCTATTAACTTTTCAGAAGTAAAAGAATAAACTTCATAATAGGCTATCATGCTCTTGGCTCGACGTATATATTGGAGAATATATACTATCCCTACGGCATCCTGTATTCTTTGTCCATGTAATATCATAAGTTGATCAGACTTATCGAAATAAAACATACGCTGTCTTATTGCTTTTTAAGTGTACAGCTACAATACCACTCTCCTTCATCTTACTACGGGTAAGGAATCGTTTGACCCGACAGCTTTTATCTTTAACTGTTATGTTATACACCATGCAAAGAATAAACACATTATAAAGAAGATAATTAAGCCTACAAATGCTAATTTATCTAATGTACTATTTTTTGCTTTCATCTCTCTACGCTTTTAGGAATCTGAACACTTGGTACGTGAAATGTAGGTACCGGTAAAGAAAATAGTACTACTTTCTCCAAATATTCAGTTTTTGTTTCATACTTTACCTCCTTTTTAATGATTGGTTTACTTGGAACCTCAATTACCTCCGTAGGATGATTTACTGTTACGTTGGCTTTGCCTATTCCGTTACTGCTTGTGACGTTTGCGGTTCCTTTGTTTAAATCAATCTGTAGGTCAAACTGACCTACAGGATTGAATTTTGGAATTGTAAGCTCGGGCATTTTTTGCTCTGCTTTAGCCTCATTCGGGCTCAATTTGATGACAGTTATAATCGCTATAAACGAAAATAATGCACACCAAAGAAAATCAGTTAACCGATTCATGATTGATTACTTTTTCGGTTTCTCTGCCTCCTTCTCGTCTTTTTTCTCCTCTTGCGGAGCAGTTTTACCAGACGTTGCCTCTAATGCTTTGTTTACCTCAGCCGTATAATTCTGCTCGACAAGTTGCGCAATTTGTCCAGAAGTCTTATACAAGTTCATAATGGTAACAATTAAATTAGTAGCACGGAGGTTATAACCAGCTTCTGCTGGACTACCTAAACGTTCTGCATAGACATTCTGGAGACGTCCCATAATCTCCTTGTCTACATCCGTTGTCTTAGTAGGATACAATAAGCAGTCTTCACGCTTACCGTCTTTCAATCCGTTCCAAGCAATGTTATTCTCTAGCGGCTCGTTAGGATTGTTCTGTGCTGCTTTGTGCTTTACAATGATCTTAATGATCTCAGCTGCATCTTCGTCAGATAACTGCGGGAAGTTACGCTTAAGAGTTAAGTGACTCTTAATCGGATTCTTCTGTGTAGCAGCGGACGAATAAATTTGTCCTCCAATTGCATTCAAGAACGTAGACTTAGCTGTACCAAGAATTGACAAAAGATTGTCAAATATGGTTGCATTGGATGCTGATTCCCACATAGCCTTCTCTTCCTTGTTCTCTGCAGACAGCATCTTGTACATACGTAGCTTAGAGGTAGATACTAAGAAGCGGTTATCTTTGGACAATGTGTCACTCAAGATATAGAGAAGCGCTTTCTTAGCGTCCTCATCGCTCTTCCACAAAGCTGGATCCATAGTAGGCTTAGTACCTCTTTGCATCTTAATCTCTTCCTTAACTGTTTCAACAGTCTCAGGAGATGCTCCTTCAAACGGGATTAGGAGCTGATCTGGCTTGTTAGGATCCGGGACAGCCTTCTCTGCTGGTAATGCAATACCAAAGTATCCCATAGCTCGTACATAGGCGCCTAAGGCATTAACTGGTACAGACATACCTAATTTCTTACCATTAATCGCCATATTGATACCGGCTACAGCGATACAGTAACAAGTTAGGTCATCGACCATCTCGTTAGCTGCTATTACTACAGGATTCTTCGGATCTTTCCCTTTGAACCGTTCAGTAGCTACGTGAGTTAACAATACCATATGATTGGCATCCATAGTACTTTCCGGAGTAAGAGAAATATTGCCGAGAATAGACCGTAGTTCTTCGTTTTTGAATACTTCAGCCGACATCTCTGCTGTTGTAGGCATAGCTGTATTCGTAACCTCTTCTGGTTGAACTACAGCAGGTTGATCGCCTGTCGCTCCTTCTGCAGGTGCAGCAGCAGGTGCCGACTCAGGTTTCTTTTGTTCCTTTGTGTCAGCTTTCGGCTGTACATCAGGTTGAGGTGCAGGCTTCTTCGGTGCCTTATCCTCTACTTTAGTTTCTACAGCAGCTTGTACTTTTACTTCCTCAGCCGCTTTTGTCTCTACTTTCGGAGCAGTAGCTCCTTTCTTTGTTTTATTCTTTGCCATTTTGATAATGTTTTAAAGATGTGTTTAAATGTTAATTACTTGGTACAAGCGTACCTAATTCTCTCGTTTGTCTGTTTTTGTTAGTGTTATCGCTATCTATGAGTCATCAAAGATAATGTGTTCCATTATATAGTTTAAACTATTCAATGGTAACACGTTCATCACTGGTGCCCATGTAAGGCATTCTGATAATAATGACTCCTGACCTGTAGTATCCTGTTCGGTAGCTTCAGCCATTGCTATCTGGTTGAAGCATACTACATGGGGGTCAGTAGAATCTCCTGCCTTACTAATTACCTCAACATTAGCAGCTGCTTTAGCTTTTGGCTTGCTGCTGAAAATGTAAAGGAAACCTATAGACACACATACGCTAACACTAAAACAGAATAATAGTCTCCAAACTAAATCGTTACTACGGTTGGCCTTCCCTATAACGATTGCAGCTAAGATAACTATAATTGCGATAATTGCAACCTCTGTCATGATGTGTAAGTATTTGTTAGTTATTGTTAATGTTGTCAAAGAATTCTCGCAATCTCTTCTTAGCTTTGTTTAAGTCACTTTTTACAGTTCCTATTGGCACGCCAAGCTCAGTTGCAAGTTCCTCATAACTTAAGCCTTTGAAATATCGTAATTCTAATATATTACGATATTTAGATCTTAATTTATGTAGAGCTACTTTCAGTTGTTCAACAGTTTCCTGTTTCATAATAACTTCTTCAGGACTGAGGTCATTACTGTCTAACTGAATGTAATTGTCCTCAGAATCTATATAATGATTCTGTTTCTCATTCTTAGAAGATCTTATATAATCTATTGCAGTGTTAATTGCTATAGTTTTCAACCACATTTCAAATGAAATAGGGTTTACATAAGATTCTAATCTACTAAATGCTTTTGTGAATGTAACAGATAATAGGTCATCTGCTACGTCTTCATTCTTTACAATATCATAGATAATGTATCGAATAAGCTTATGATGCCGATCATAAAGCTCTGTAAAAGCATCTTGCTTACCAAGCTTAGCTTGCTGAATAAGAAGGTCTTCGTCTTCTCTTTTCATAATCAAACTAACTTGTTAGTAAATGTTAGGGGAGTCGAACCCCTAACATTTTAAAAAGGACAAGGCCTAGATTCAAAACAAAATGGTAAACCTAATACTTTCATAAGATAATAATCCTCGAAGACTGGTTTCCTAATGTCATATTGCAGATGTACATTGTCGAATATTTCGTCAGCATAGATTCTAGGTAGTCCTAACTTGTTCAGCATAGATACGAAAATACGCATCTGAACTGCATCCGTTGCCCTTGTATTATGTAACATGGCAAGGTGTGTAAAGAGTTTCCTTTGTACAAATAGTAACAATGCCCTTACTTGGATTTTATGTTGAATCCACTTTAGTAATTCTTTATCACTATATTGTTTAGGGAATACTCCGTCTGGTCCATATGTCTGTGATATGACTGAACCAAATAAATTCCAGTCTTCTTCTACTTTAGGTAGATAAGGTAAGACTAGGCGATCACTTAGATAATCACACAGATCTGTATAATTTACTGTGAGACTATGTTTCTCTTGTCTCTCCATAACTGATCAATAATTGTTTGAGCTTCACCATAACTGATGCTAGGATTTGTTAGCATGATATCTGTAAGTAACTTTTCACGATCTAAATCACCACATAATGATAACCATTTTTTGTACTGTTTAGGTGTGTAAGGTAACTTTGGTATCTGTACTACTTCTTGCATCGGACTGATGATGTTCAAATCGATCTGTCTGAAGTTGAATTCACACGGTTTCTCAGTTAATACAGTTTTTGCCTCTGTACTGATTTCTAATTCTCCAGTATCAATGAACTTTGTTAAGTTTAACACTCTTGCAACCTGTAGCATAGGTGCGCTTCCTATTACTACTGCTATGTACTCCTGTCCACTGATTGTTACTAAATAAGTTCCACTAGTTGTCAACGTTTTCATTTTCCTTCCTAATAAATTCGTTATACACTCGAGCAATATCCATTGCCTCTATTAGATCTTTTTTGTAAGTTTTAGCAATAATTGTTGCTATCTCTGTAACATCTTGTGCATCTCTTAGCAATGCTAAGAACTCTTTCCTCTCTTGGGGACTTTCAAAATAAATACGTTTTCCTACCCTCATACGTTTCTGGTTTATCAAATACTTCCATTTCCTTCCATATACAGCCATCCCTAAGCATTTCATGCCATTGTGATGGTAAGTTATACGTATAGTACAATGGTTTACTACTACGATTATGCTTATTATGATAGAAGTTCCACCAACCCCAGTCTTTCAATTGGATTATTCCAAATGGGTTACTAGAGTTAGAGTTAGTGCAAAGTAACACAACACTTTTTCTACTGCTAATTCTAAGATCATCAGCTTGTTTGTCTTTTACCTGTACGCCTTTCTCTTTGAGAAAGTTATACATTCCAACAACGTTATCTCTTACTCCGGCACATATAAATTCCTGAGTAAATGAAGATATGTTAAACATATCATACTTTACTTTACTTGGCACTCTTATCATCTTCTGCAAATGTAGGAATACAACCATGTGATTCTAGCATATTGGCTTCTAGACTTAAATCTATCCACCAATCTATCCCTTGAGGCTCTTCTTCGAAGTCTGCGGCGTTAATCAATGTATTCTCTTTCAAATGCATAATTAACTCTCGACCTGTCAAAAGGTGTTCGTAACAATACTTAGCAACTGCACTTATCAGCTGATTAAGTACTTCATGATTCTCCCCAACTCTTTTCCAAGATTCAGGAAGATTCTCACTAACATAGGCTACATAGCCTGAAAAACTAACTCTTGCCATCCATCCTGTTTTTAGTTTATGTTATCTAGTAGGATTCGAACCTACACTACTGAATAACCAGCGTTCTACCATTAAACTATAGATATCCCTCACTTTCGTAGTTAGCACGTGACTTTACGCAACTGCTAGTTGAGTATAGTCTGTGACAAAATTATTGCCATTTAAACACACAATGAACCTATCTTATCTCTCTAATTGCTAGTCAAACCCAAGCAGCCCCTTAAAGTATATCTTTTTTACTCAAACGCAATGGTATAGTGAGAAAAGATATACAGAAACTCGTGGAGCTGGAGGGGCAGATTCTTTTAAGTTATTAGAACATTCTATCTCCACATACGTTATAGTTATATGAAAAAAGAATGTTTATATTGTAATAATGAATTTCAAGCTGATTTACGAGAGGTAAACAGAGGAAATGCAAAATTTTGTTCACTTTCATGTGCTGCTAAATACAGAAATTTACATAGAAAGAAATACAAATGTAAATGTATTGTATGTGAACAGGAATTTGAAGCGCAATCTTCCAAAGCAAAGTATTGTACAAATGCTTGTAAATTAAAAGATTATCGTAAAAGAATGAAATCTAATAATGCTATTACTAGATCGTTTTACAATTTTCTATTATTACAACCTTGTGCAATATGCGGTTGGAATAAAGCTTCTTGTGATGTTCATCATATTATACCTGTATCTAACGGTGGTAAAAATGAAATTACAAACTTAATAACTTTATGTCCTAATTGCCACAGAATGGTTCATAGGAACCTCATTTCTGAGGAGAAACTTAAAAAGTTTCGTGAATCTTGGACTATCTCTTCACCTTCTAATGAAGGGTTGGGCGCTCTAGCTGGTAATTAAGAACACTTTAGTTCTCCAGTAGTCTCTGCACTTTCATGTAGTGTACTACATGCTTAGCTCAGGATTGGCATGCAAAAATGTCATTTCTGAGCATTTTTGTTTAGCGTTCCCTGAATTCACCCAATTTAAACTCGACCATCTTAATCGAACCCTCGTCCTAACAGTGATTGATAAGCCTAATAAGACACAATACAGTTCTTATACTGTGAATACTTTCTAATTTTTAATCCTTGCTATCAAATTATAAGTAGTGAATATAAGGAGATCTCTCTCCTTATATCCTAATTTTTGGTTCCTTTAGTAGTAATAAATCATTTAATACTGAAGTGAACTCCAACGCTCAATGAGACTCATATAATTGTCACTTTTTATTGTACTAAACTATTATTGGCTTATAGCTCTCTACTAACTAAACCTGAGAAAACTGAAAATGAGTACGTAGGACTAGCTGTCTCAACGGATCTCGTACTCTTTAGTCTTGATGCTAATTTCGCCTTCCTGCTTTTGTCTCGATGGATCTTAAGCAATGCAAGTATATCTCTTGCGTTGTGAAATACTACTACATTCATACCTCACTACTCTTTTCGGCTTATAGCTCTTCAGAGCGGAATTGCTGATCAATAGCGGTCGAAGCTATCTCTCAAAACACTCCAGCTGCAGTCGGTAAAGATATGATTCAATTGTTTCAAGTAGCCGCTGAATTCTGCTTTCTTTTCAAGCAGTTTGTCAGATGCTTCTTTCTCAATCTTCTCATCTTCTTTTTTCCAATCCTCTGGAGTGATACCACCGGCTTTCAAGCGATTCATGTTCTCGCCTACTTTTGTCAGACGTTCTTTCTCTACTTCCTCAAATGCACGAGCTCTCTTCAGTCTCAATTTTGAGTAACCGATCTTGTACTCAGAATTTTGCAGAGTACAGATCATCTCTTGTTTGAGATTCTCCTCTCGGCCTTTCAGGATGTCCTCGTTTGCAGCTTTGATGATGTCTTCGCTTACCTTTCTACCTTCGGTGATCTCTGTAATAATGTCTTTAGATTCCATTTTCTTTTGTTTTTTGATGTTGATAATTAATTTTGATAAAGTTCTAGAATTGTATCTCTTTTCAAGCTATGATTAGAGATAATTTTTCTACGGTGTAGAGTTCTAAAGGTAATTGGAATGTATAAAGGATTTTTCCCTGATACTGTTCTCCTAACCATCTCGATAAGTGTATGCTCATTCCAACGTAAAACATTGCTATGATAATGCATAACAAGTGCTAATAGAGTCACGTAGTGACCATAGATTTTTTTGCTTTTAAGATACCATTCTATAGCTGGTTCTCTAGCTAATGCTTCTCTAATTACTTGTTTTACTTTTGTTTTTTCCATATCTTAATTGTGTTAATTTCAAATAATAAGCATGCCCTCTTATTCCTATTTCTTATTCAGAGGGAACCTCTTCTCCTTCTTATAATTAATAATCTCCTGTGAGATTATCATTTGTACAAGTACACAATCCCGTAGTATGCATCTTCACATACCGTTTATGGGCTTAGGGCGTTAGGTTTAACATGCTTTAGGGGAATGACCACCATATCTTAACATTTAAGAATTATAGACTCGAGGACTAGTAACTGGCGGTAACTAGCTATCCTCACGAAATCTCTGTGCTTTAGACTCTCTTTTATAAGGAGTCATCTTAGGCTTATGCGGAGTGTATTTCCGCATAGCCTTTGAATCCTTAGAATCTTTCTTTGTCTTGCTCATAAAGTGTTTTGCAAAATGTTGCGACATTGAAAAATAAGGAACTTTAGCCTCTTTCTTTCGAAATAAGCCCATTCCGGAGAACCCTCTTTGATCGATGCTATCGTTGTGACAACGTCATGATTTACTAAGTCTTTAGGACCATAGTAAGCACATACGAACTTTGTCGCAAAGTGCACAGGATCTGTAGGTTCACCGAATTCAACTACCAAATTGTCTGCTAATGTTGCTATTTCAGCATTAACAGGATTCACGACTCTAAATAGGTCGTTAGGTTCTAAGATAGTTAGAAATCCTCCATTTTGTTTGTACTCAGGATGAATAGCTTCTAACTTACCTAAAATGCTAGAAAATAGCACTTGAACTTCCTCTTTAGAAAGTCCCGGAGGCAATATTACAACTGCTACTCCATTAATCTTACTGTCCATTTTGATAATTTTTAGTTAAACAATTTGACGACGTCCCCGCATGTACAACTACGGAGAAGATTTTGATTGAACGATTGTTGATTAACAACAACTCATATTGTACTATGAGTAACTAATAACAAGTGTTATCGTGAAGTTTTACGTCTGCAAAATAAATATTAAAAAACTCTTACGTAAAACTTCTTAAAATCGGCTATCTAACATATTTTACGTTATAGCAGAATTGTATTGCCAGTACAATTCTTATTAACGGCATGATTTTAACGTCCGCACGATCATAGTATTTGCAATTATCAGTACTAATTAGAACAATTGCCATTCTTCTTCTCCCGCATAAAAATACTACTTACGCCCCACATGCTTGTCATCTTCTGATGATCTAATAATAAAAATATGCACTACCTTCACAGGCAATGCATATAAAAAGTATACTCCTGAACCAAAAAGAATTTTACTTTACTGAATCAGCTGGAGTAAGAGAGACTTCATTCCCTGGCGGTGTTTCTTCTTTTAAAACTGTTTTCACTTCAACCCTTTCAACATTCTTTGCATCAGGACCAGTTAATACAGGTTTAATTTGATTAGACACCTGAGTACTAATCCAATAGGATCTATTGGTATAATACTCGTTAACTATTGCTCTATAGTCTGCATCAGGTCCTAATTTATTTAGGATACCTTCTACTATTACTATAGGCAATGAGAGATAAGTATCATATGCTTTAGTATCTTCTACTTCAGCACTGAACTTGTTTAGTCTCTCTTGAACTGTAGGTATTGCTACCTCAGTTTCTGTGCTAAAACCAACAGATTCCTTTACTTTCGTAAGAGGATTCTCTCCTTTTAGCCCTTGATACACAATACATAAAAGTAATAGTGTAACAATTGTGAGTAGCACTAATACTACTCCCTTCCAGACACCACCTACGGTGCCATCTCCTTTCTCACTCATTTGATTGAATGTTTAAACGTTAATAATGTTAGTTAACTCAAAGCTCCTGATAAGAAGCTTGTTTGATAAATGACAGATCTGGCTCGTCTACTAAAATAGTATACTACAAAACAGTCTTCATTAATCTCTTTAGAATAATAACCGTAGTTTTCCATACACTTATAATTAAGAATAGTCTTTTAAAAAAAGACCTACTACTCAGTATACGCTGGATTGACAACTCACTTTTCATAGGTCTTTTACTAAATAGAACTTCACAGCGGTATTTAGGTAATCGTTCTTTGAAAAGTACACATTCAACTATGTTCTTATTTCCTTATAGATGTCATCTTTTGGGTTACTTTTCCATAATACTTTTCCTCCTTTTGTGTGCATTCCACACTGAAAAGGAGCGTATTTCAATAGGTCTAATTGTGCTGCTAAATCATGAACGTCATAGATTTCAGCATTAAACTTCTTTCGATGTAAATCTACATGAAAGTAGTATAGACCTGCGTTTGTACTACTCTGGACAACGACGTCCTGACGTAATGTCGTATATGCAAGCTTTAAAGCATCATAACGAGTTAGCTTCAGATGTTTCGTAAAGATCTGTGCTAGAGTGAATACACTTAACCATGTGTTACCTTTTTTGATAATTAATCTGATCATTGTAATGTTGTTTTTAGTTAAAAAATAAGAAAGATTAAGATTCGAACTTAATATCTTTTTACATCTACTCTACATTTTTTATTTAAGTTTCAAGAGCTGCTCAGATAGAGATCAAAAGACCTATCTAATAGAGTTCCATATTATTTTATAGGCAAGCTTATTAAATAAAATATGTATCATTCGTTGTAAACTATTCTACCTTTTCCCTATGTAACCCATAGAAATTGAACTACTTTCTTACTAATAGAGTAAAATAAATTTAAAACTTAAATTTAAATTTACAGTATTAATATTAAATTACTCCTAATCGCTCTAAATATCTCTTCAGGAGAATATTTTGCAGCTATTCTATCCATCATTGTATCAGAATATTTATTTGTAATTTTGTATTCTTCTGATACACCTTCTATCAAGATATTTGGTCTAGGGTAAATTAGGCACGGATGGTGATCCGCTTCGTGTAATCCCCATATAATATTACGACTTCTGTTAACCTCTAATATAGGAACAGATGGTCCTAGATACTTTGGGAACCATTCGACAAATACTGGTCCATACGCTGACACAAATTCAGGATCTTTTAATGAAAAAAACATCCTATCCTTTGGACTTATTTCGTATGGATGGTATCCGATTCTTTGTAAGAAATGAGGAAGACTTCTATCCATATTAAGAGTAGATTATAAGTTTATAGATACCTTGTAACCTTATTAGAACAACGTTAATCATTCTGACTACATTTGTCCTAAAATCTTCTAAACTAATCTCCTCTTCGTTCGTATTTAATAGAACTTGTATATCCATTAACAAACTTTTAGGTATCACATCATTTAATGATTCCTTCTTTAGTGAATCTCTTAAAAATGCTAGATTAGTTAGAATACCAATAAAATCACTATTAATGATATTGCCTTTGATAATACGACAATCTCTATCAATAATGTATAGATCATTTAGTATCTGTGCCCTTATCTTCTCTTTCCTCCTTTTCCGTAGTAACAGTATTATGCATACTATTACACAAGTTACGATCATTGCTTCTACAGTCATACTTTATTTTTTGAATGAATATTGGTACAGATATCGCTAAATATAAGAGATAGATTAATGTATCCCCACATGATAATATGAGTAATATCAATAACCATATAGCCCAACCAATTCCTTCTAAAAGTTCAAGTATTATGCGCTTTGCTTGAAATCTTTTACGATTCCTTCTAAGGAACCTTTCAAGTCTAAGTATAACGCTTTGTATCTGCATAGCTCTTCGTACTCTTCTTTAGTTAATAACTTGCAGTCAGTATTATACCATACTGCTTCTTGTGCTTTTTTGACTTCTTCTTTCATAAATTTGATATTTTTATTGTTAATATTCACTGTTTTTAAAAGCTATTAGCTTCGGTAGTCATGACATTCGTTCAGTCTGACAATTTAAACCTACTAGACCCTAGAACCCGCTAACTTTATGTATTGACCAAACGCGCATGAAGTATTGTAGTTAGCTACGATGAGGTTGCTTTTACTCTAGGGAAAACTATATACGTATTTCACAATAGGTATATAGCAGCTGTGTTAAATTAAACACGTACAACAGCAAAAATGGAGAATATTAAATTCTCTATAAACCACCAATGAATTTTTATATGATTCTGTGGCAGGATTCGAACCTGCATTCGCCCTTAGCAGGGGATTCTACCATATGTTAGACACTTAAACTACACAGAATTACCACATACTTTTCCTCACTATTAGTATGAGATAGTAGCGAACTAATTACTTTTACTCGCAGCAATTAGCTGAGGAAATTATGCCAAAAGAATATTAAATTAGATAAGAAAGTTGTGTATCACTTCATACACTGGATACGTACACATATCATTTATTCCTGTACTTTTTGTTAAATGTATCTACTGCTTGTTCTCTATTAGGAAAAGTAGTTATTACTAATCTTCCTTCTTTTTCAAGTATAATAGACCATTCGAAAGCGTGCTTTCCAACTAGGATAACTTTACGTCCTAGTGCATCTTCGACTATTGCCCTAACTGTGGCATCACAATTTGATTTGTGATATTTTCTTTTTTTATTCATTACACAGTGCTGCTTTTATCATCAACAACGTTTGTTCGGCTTTTAAAAGCTTCTCATATCTTTCCTGAGTAAGAATATATACTGAGCCTATCTTTGCAGTATCCAGATCTTGTACATTAATTTCTTGTAATACTGAAGTATTGCTAGGCATATTCTCTTCCTTGTCAAATATAGAAAGAGATATTACTTCTCTAAGTTCAACCTTTCTTTGATCTGCGTCTAAGGTAGATATACATGCAGAATCTATCCTAATAAGAAGATCAACGAAATATTGTTGTGCATCTATAGGATTATTTAAGTTATCTACTATATGTACATAACTTCCAGAGTCTACAATAGCTTTAGCTTCTTTTAAATTAAACCCAAAGACTACTTTCAGTATTTTCACCCAGTTAAGCCTACAGATAGACTTTTTGAAATTGAATATAACTTTCATTGTATTGATTTTTTGTTTGACACTAATAAAAAGGGGTGAGCTTTCACCCACCCCTAACTCCCTAATTCCGAGCCATTAGATTATATACTATAATAGCAAATATTATATCACACAATATGAATGCCCCATGTACTCCTGTCTTTTCAGATAGGAATGGTAGAAACACATTAGCATGAATAAATACAGCTAGAATAAAATACACAATCTTTGGCTTGTTTTCATCTTTTCCTTCCATGATGAATGTTTTTAAAAGTTAATAATGTTAATTAACCCAAAACATCATATGCAGATGTTCGGGAGTTTTTGTTAAAACAGGTCTGCCGGTTACCCGGCAAATCCCTGTTATACTCTAGGCACTCTAATTCCTGCTTGTGCCCCCGGTCGTTGTGGTCGGTTACCCGGTACTACAACGTTACCTGTAGGTAGTGGATCTGGTTGAGATGTCTCTAGACCCTCTGGATCTCCAGCTGATTGTGCTCCCGCAAATGCATCAGCTCCTCCTACAGTTTGTCCAATATTGTTATCTGGTACATCTGTACCTTCACCAATTGGTAAGATAGTACCATTCTCAATACCTCTACGCCAACTAGATTCTAGTAGCTTTTCAGCATCTTCGCCTCTAGCAGGTGTGCCATCAGGTAATGTACGTATTACGACTTTGATGTCATTAAATACGATAGGATCGCCTTTAGCGTTGCAGACTATTTCACCTTGCATGTGATTGTTACCATCTGTAGCCCATACTCTGTTAAATGGCTCAGGTGTCTGCATACGTATTTCCTGTAGATATATCTCTTTAGGAAATCTAGCTTCTAAGGCTTCTTTCATTGCTTCTGTAATAAACATTACATAGTTGAAAGATGCAGCCCACTCATCGTTTGCAGGTCTTACTTCTAGTTTGCAATACAAGTTGCCTGTGTTTGCTTCTGCAAACTCGTGTCCAATAATAATACATTTCATTTGTTTGTCCTCCTTAATTGTTTGATTATTTAATTGTTTGATTATTTGTGTAAAGAATAAGGATACGCTATATATTATATGTATGCGTAAAAGGCAGCTATAAGCAATGTGATTAAAGGGCAGACGAAAAAAGAGCAAACTATTCTCAAACTTAAACACTCTCTTATCAACCACATACACATGAAATATAGCAATATCCTATACTCCTCACAATATGCTAGAAGGGAAATTTGACTTGGTGCATTGTAAGAAAGGAAAATAGGCTATAGCCTATTCCTTTACATATCAGTACAAGTAATATCAATTAATATCTTATACTAAAATAGATATGCATTTTACACCTAAAACTTACAAATAGGGATTCTCTACTCTGGCGTTATGATTCTGAAATCAATGTTGTAGTAGCTAAGTATTTACAAGGATAGTCCTAAACCTATTTGTAAGAAACTGGTGCCCTCAATGTCTTGGGAAGTTATTGAGTTTTTTAGATTAATACTCAATTGAGCCTGTTTTTGCCCTGTTGATTACGTGGCCGTAGCACTCCACAACCGCTGGCTTACGAGGAGTCTTACCCCGGCAACGGAATATGTTCTAGTTACCATAATGTTGAAGGTTTAAAGTATATACGCCTACAACTATTAAGTTAAACATAAGTATGAAAATATAAATACAATATACCTTCACAATCGGCTAAGAGGGAAATAAACTTGGTGCATGGTAGGATTAAAAAGGAAAGAGCCGAAGCTCTTCCCCTTTAGTTTGGTAGATCACCTGTAGCTCCCTCGTACGGGTCTACGTCTACCTCTACGATAAGCCCATCACGCAGCAGATTCCTGCGTAGCTTGTCTGCCATCGCTTGTGGCTCATCCACGTACTCTCCCTTGAACTGTCTACATACAACAGACAGACTGGTGAATACATTCTCTGAGATAGACCCGTCCTCAGACACCTTCTGATAAGGAGTAACCTCTACACGTACCTTCTGGAGTTCGATAGTCTCAGGTGCGTTAGCAGCTAGCTTGTTAGCTAGTGTTTCGCTACACCACATACGATACTTCAACTCCTCAGCAAACGGATCACCTTCCGGCTGTGCTAGGATGTTCACGTACCAATTACCGTTCTCTGCTTGCTTAGCTTCTAGACTCATGATTGCACACTTCATAGTCGTCTCGGCTGTCTGCCCCTCAGCAGTAGTTCTACATTACAACCGCCTTCCGTTGTAACTGCTTGATTAATCACAATCAGCTGATAGATAAATTGATTTGATGCATAAGTACCGGGGGTGTTTCCTTGATGCATGATGGGGAGGGGTGTTTGTATATACTAGTTTCTACACTCAAATCTATATAATACAATATATATACTACTCTCTACATTCACAATTATATCCCCTAATTTTTTATTTTATAAAATTTTTATAACAATACCCCCTTATATACGTTATCATTAAAAACTTAATATTATGATATTTGAACAAGAATTAAAAGATAAAGGGTTTGAAATTAGAGATGATCAACTCTATTATGAATTTAGTGACTTTGAGCTGTTAAGGGCTAGAGTAAGTGAATGGGATTGTGCTGATGGTACTAAAGCTTTGAAAGTATCAGATCTGAGATTAATGAATCCTATGGAGGAAGGCATGGCTCACATGATGATTTCATATTCATTATATTTTAGGGATATTAACAAATTTTATGAATTATTAACCCTTTTAGGTTATAAAATACGTTAAAAATAGTTAAATTATGTTAATGAGTTATCTACGAAAGTTTCGTAAATATGTTAAATAATTATAAATAATGTTAAAAAATTTTGATCTTTATAAGTTACCAACATGGATTGTTAGGTGGTTTTTCTACAAACGAAAAGCTAGAGAATGTGATAGAACTGTAGAGGATAATGGTTGTAAACACTGCTATTTGCCGTGCATTTTTAATAAAAATCATCTATTAAGACCTAAGAAAAATCATTAATCTAGAGTAAACAATAGAACAAAAATGAATACTGTAACGTTACTACACATACTTGTAGGTTAGTATATAGTAGTATAGTAAGAAATATATACTCCTACTCTGGATATAAAATATAAATACATAATAATAGTATTATGGATGATGACTTTTACTTTTTTAATGAATTCGAAGATGCATTAGATCCTACTGATGACGACGATCAGTATAATTATTAATCAAAAGAAAGGGATCAAATATGTTTAGACAATATTTAATTGACGAAATTGAAAGGTATCAAGACAAAGAATCTTGTGAAGCATTTGAACAATGGTGCGAAGAGATGGAAGGGTTAAAAGAATCTGCATTTAAAGCAGGATTTGAGGCTGCTTTAATTTGGATTAAAGAAATAATCATGGAGCGTACTGTTGAACAAAAGGCTGAAGAACATAACAAATATTATTACAAATAATATGGGAGAACCAGAAGCTTATAAAGCCCTAGAAGAAGGGTATATTAGAGTTGATGGCAAAGTTTATAACATGGAAAAGCAGCCTCAGGGATGGTGTGATGGCTGCTGTTTCTATAACATGGAAGTTTGTCCATCCATAGCAAAGAAAGTATGCTGTACAGGCGGCGTTATTTTTCATGAAAGGAAATAAAAATAGAACATTTAATACTAACAAACGTTATAGTAGAAAAATTTAAGTTTATGGCAGAGAATACAAATAATGATAGTTCGGTACAAGTAGATGAGAAGATGATCATCGATGATATTCAGAAAGCGTTAAAGTTCGAGTTTACTCGGGATATTCTGATCAAACCGTTACCAGTTGAATACGTAGAGAAAGAGATTACTGAACCTGTTGCGACAGGTAAGAAAGACAAAGATGGTGTTGATAAATATGACACTAAAACTGAAGTAAAGAAAGTACCAACAACATTTAGAAAAGGCATTGTTCTAGCAATTCCTTCAGGTTATGAATGGCAAGACAAAAATAATCATCCAGAAGTAGGTGATACGATAGCTTTCCCTGCTAAAGCAGCTGCTTATTTTGACTTGTTTAAGGATAGCCAATTAGTGAATCCATACAATGTAGTAGCTTTTATTAAGAAAAGCAAAGCTTAGTAGATTTAGTTGGATTTTTAATATAAGCCTATAGTTAATCACTATAGGCTTTTTATTGCATAAAATATACAACAAAATTAAATAAGGTCCGTTATATAGTCATGATTCAACAAATGATAAATAATCTTTTAGGTAAATATTCAGAGTTTATTCAATTTCAACAAGATGGTACTGTTAAAGTATTCGTTCCAGAAGACCTTAATAGTCCTTCAAAAGAAGGAGCTACTGAGGTAGTTCTTACACAGAAAGAAGCTATGAATCTTATGGGTTTAGTAACCCAACCTAAGCAATATGCGATTGGAGACAGAGTAGTGCAGGAATCAGACCCAGAGTTTGATATAAACAAATGGATTAAATTAGCACTAGTAATTATTAAAAAATAATAAGGAATATGAGAACAGAATATAAAGTAGTTAAGCCTTTTGGTTGTGCAAAGAGAGATGATATCTTTAAGACAGAAGATGGTATTGAGTATGTAATGGAGAGTACAAATAGTAATGATAAGTGCACTAACTCACGTTACATGATGATTACTGCAAATTATGTATTAGAGCTTCTTAATGGAGGTAACTTGAAAGAATGGGGTGAAGAGATCAAGGATGAAACTAATACAGAAGAAGAATATATCCCGTCTAATGCAGAATTAAAATTGATTGCACTTGAAGCATTCTTAGATGACTGTGCTAAGAAGTATCAAGACAATATTCAGAAGGTTAATGAAGACTATAATAATGGCAAAATTCAACCTTGTGTAAAAGTTGAATCTGAAACAGTAAATTATAACTTACTGAAGTTCATTAAGGCGGTTAAACAAATCTTAGATGTAGATAAGACAAATGAATAAATTAGTAAAATCTGTAAACAAAAATGATCTTGTTACAGAGTTTCTAATTTCACTTAATGGCATTCTTCGGCTTACGGACAGAGAACTAGAACTAATGGCAGAGTTCATTAGACTTGATCTTAACTATAATAAACAACCAAATGAGAATAAGAATATAGCCAATAGAGCTAATAGGAAACATATCATAAATACCTTAGGTATTACTAAGGATAATTTAAGTAGATATATCAAGTCCTTTAAACAAAAAGGTATTCTAGTAGCAGGTCCAGCCGAAGATGAATTAAGTGTCAATAAAGCTCTAATACCAGAGATCATTGGAGACAGGGTTCAAGTAACAATTATAATTAGGATAAATGATGAGACAATTAGTAATTAAACCTGGTTCAATAATGCTATGGAAGAGTTATGGTAAATTAAAAAGATGGTGGTATAAACTTATTGGTAAGAATTTACCATATAATAATGGAATCTTAATTCGTGATACACAGACTATTTTATATGGTATTAGTGGAGAACCTTTTAGTAAGAAATCAGAAGAAGAAGTAGTAATATTAGAACCTAGAAAACAATACTCTAAAGTTGAAACAGCTTTTTTAAATTCTATATTTTATACCTCATCTGACAATGTAACATCAGAATTAGATAAGATATGTATTATAGTTAATAGTGTTAGACCTGAGACATTCGATATGTCTTCTATTACTCTGGATAATATAATTAATAATAAGTACTATAAAGTAACTTATGGTCCAGCAAAATAAAACAAGTATCTATACAGAGTTATCACATAAATATAATATACCGTATCAAGTAGTAGAAGTGATTTGTAATCATCCTTTCAAATTTGCTCAAAATACAATTTCAGATGAGAAAGATATTAAGCCAATTATGTTTAGTTATTTGTTTAAGATTAAATTAAAAAAGAAATATGTTTGCAAAGAAAGAACCAAAAAATCCAGTAGTAACGTACCCTAAGCAAGGTTTAGCAGAAAATAGATACACAGCAGATGGGAAGATATGGGCAGCTTCAAATCTAGTCTCTTGGGTAAAAGAGAAGAACTATCCTGTATTCAAATTACCGTTAGCAGGAGTAAATCTAGAGCATTTACCTTGGGAAATAAATACCTTAGATGACATAATTTGGCATAGTAAAAGGATTCAAGATACAGATTTAAATCATCCGATACTAATCGATCATTTAGGTAGAATATGTGATGGTTACCATAGAATTGTTAAAGCAATAATTGAAAATAAAACTGAAATAGATGCAATACGAATCGAAGAAATGCCAAGACCAGACGGGTATGAAGAATGATAAACTAGACGATAAGACTAGATGGGAATTAATACCGTTAGATTGTCTTGAGGACATTGCAAGAGTATATACAGAAGGTGCTAAGAAGTATGGTGACAATAATTGGCAGAATCTAGAGAATGGTTATGAAAGATATAAAGGTGCATTATTAAGACACTTATACGCTTCTACTTATGAAGAATTTGATCCAGAAACTAAAGTAAGGCATGAAGCAGCAGTAGCATGGAATAGTATTGCATTATTATACTATGCAAAGCATGGAAGAAAAACTAGACAAGATACTACTGAATCAACAAGTGATACTGCTGTATCTGAGACAGATACTACAGGACACGAATCGTAGTCAATTCCTTGAAGATTACGCTGCAAATTTAGCAGCACAAGCAACAGAAATAATATTAGGACACAATATAGTAAGAAAATAATATGGAATTAAAATTTAAGAAATTACAAGAAGACGCAGTATTACCTAGTTATGCTAACCCTAATGATGCTGGTTTAGATTTAACAGCAATCTCCTTTACTCAGGAATTTGATAAGAGTGGTAAGTTAGTATTAGTATATCATACAGGTTTATCCGTAGAGATTCCTGAAGGTCATGTTGGTTTAATCTTTATGAGATCATCAGTTTCTCAGAAGTCTATGTCAATGTGTAATGCTGTAGCTGTTATAGATTGTGATTATAAAGGTGAGATTCTTCTCAAGTTTAAGATTACTACAGATGCTCTTCCTACAATTTATCAGCCTGGTGAAAAGATTGCTCAGTTAGTAGTAATGCCTTATCCGAAGATGGAGCCGATAATTGTAGAGGAATTAGCAGGTGAAGATCGTGGTGGTGGATTTGGTTCAACTGATAAAAAAGAAGAAAATGAGAATGCAGAACAGGGACGAGAAAGCGGAACAACTGAAGGAGATAATCAATCAGTACAGTAAAAACCCAGAGTATGTTAATGCATTTTATACTCAACAAGAAGCAGTAGATGCATTGAACAGACATTATAGAAATAGATACATTAAAATAAATTTAGATTAATATGAATACATATATTTATGCTGGTAACAGCGCTCTTTTAGTAGTAAAGGATAATGACCTTAATAGTGTTAGTTCTGTTCGTAATCATTATTTAAATATCGACTGGGCTTGGGTAATTGAAGAAGATGGTGTCCTTAAATTTAATGGTAAGGAGTATGATGTAAAGGCTGGGGATATTGTTCTTGTTCTGTATGCTTCTTATAAGAGAAGTGATGATGATAGAGATATTGCTATCATAAAGAGTGAAGAATTATATAACAACTTTAAGCGAAATCTCGAATACGAGAAAAACAGACACAATGAATGTTGTGATAAATGTTCTCCTAGCACTTGTTAATTAATACTAATGAAACTATTTGACATACTTGGTGGTAAAGTAATTATTCACAATGATGCTTTAGGTATCCCATGCTTTAAAAAGTTATGGGATGCTGATAAAGCAGATAAAGAAACAGCCACTAAACAAATAAGTTATATCGTACTCAAGAATAAATATGATAGCCCATATGTCCAAAGTATGAGTCCTGAAGAGATAGGACCTAGACTCAGGAAAGAACTATTTGGAGATGCTAATTATAAATTACCAGTAGAGGTATTAGAGGCAGAACAAGCATACATTAACTTTAATGAAACCCTAATATTAGGACTACTTAAGAATGCAAGACTTAAATTAGATAGTGTATCTAGATATTATGCAGAGTCTTTACAAGATGAGTTAGATGATAAGAAAGTTCAATTAATATTAGCAGGTATGGAAAAACTCGGTAATACTATTAAATCTCTTGATGCATTAGAAACTGCTGTGAGATCTGAAGAGATGGCAAGTAGTAGAGTTAGAGGTGGAGTAGAAGTTAATCCATATGAGCTATCAAATAGACAAGCTGTACGATAAGTAATACAATTTGAAACAAAATAAAACTAACTGCCGTTACAGGCAGTGTTAAAAATTAAGAACTATGACTAAGGAAAAGAAAACTACTAGCACAAAGAAAACAAGTAAGGCTAAACTAGTTAAAGTTGAAGAGAAACCGTTCGATTTGATTATTGATTTTGGCCCAGCTCATGAGAATGAGGCTAGAAAAGAAATCGAACTGGCTGAAGAAATTGCATATAGAGAAAAGAAAGAAGCTTATTCAAAATCTATGGATCTTAAACCGACCAAGACACCTTGGTATAAGAGACTAGGTTTAAAGATCAAACAGTGGTTTAATCGATAACAATTATGATTGATTTCAATAAGAGAATCAAAAAATAGCAATAATTAAAAATTACCCCATACTCAAAAGGTGTGGGGTATTATTATATAAAATCCTAAAGTATGATAGATTTTAATAAGAAGATCAAAAACTCTGATAAATTTCGTCAGCCTGCATTAAACTTTATCAGTACTGGCTCTTATTGTGCTTACCCTAAAGGCACAACTGAATACTATAGCTTTTGGGATCAAGAAGTAGAAAAATGTATATATGGTTATACTGCAGAAGATGGTGACTTTATCACAGGCTACCATTATTTTTATTTAAATTATTGTCCTATAGTAAGACAAGTATATAGGGAGGTAACTAATAGGAAAACTGGTTTAAAAGAATGGAAATCTGTTAGTGAACGTACATTCCCAGATTTCTATGATTATGATTACTATTACTTTCAAGCAATAGAGGAAGCACAAGAACAAGGTAAACACTTATGTGTAGCAAAAGCTAGACGTAAGGGTTATTCATATAAAGGTGGTGCTATGCTTTGTCGTAATTTCTTCCTTATACCAGAATCAAAATCATATGTATATGCATCAAATAAACAATATCTTACAGACGATGGGATCCTTACCAAGGCTTGGGATTATATGGATTTTATTGATGAATATACTGCATGGGGTAAAAAACGTCAAGCAGTAAATACATCTATGAGACGTAGAGCATCTATGTGGGTTACTGATGATTATGGTAATAAAACTGAAGCAGGTTATAAATCTGAAATCATTGGTGTATCATTAAAAGATAATCCTGATGCAGTACGTGGTAAAAGAGGTGTACTTATACTCTGGGAAGAGGCAGGTACATTTGCTGAATTAAAAGCAGCATGGCAAATTGCAAGACCATCTGTAGAACATGATGGTGTAGCATTTGGACTTATGATCATGTTTGGTACTGGTGGTGATCAAGGTGATGCAGTAGCTCCATTACGTGAAGCTTTTTATGATCCTGAATCTTATAACTGCTTAGGTTTCCCTAATATATGGGATGATTGTGCAGTTGGTGGAAAATACTGTGGGTTCTTTATTCCACAACATACTAATCTAGATTCAAGAGATGAAAATGGAAATCGTATGTTTATGGATAATGACGGTAACACTAATCATGAAGCATCAAGAAAATACATACTATCATTAAGAGAGCAAGAGCTTAAGAATGCAAAAACAATGCAAGCTATTGATAGATATGTAGCTGAGCATGCTGAAACTCCTGCAGAAGCATTTACAGAGTTAACAGGTAATATATTCCCTAAAAGGGAATTACAAAAACAATTAGCTCGTATTAGAACTAATAAGAAATTACAAAATCATAAACAAATAGGTGATCTTACTTGGGATGGTGGAACTGTAAAATGGAGTATTAAAAAAACAGGTGATATTACACAATATCCATTACCAAAAGAAGCGAATCCTGAAGGTTCTATAGTAATATGGGAGCACCCGTGTCCTGAAACACCTATAGGTTTATACATAGCAGGTTGTGACCCTTATGACCACGATCAATCTGGCACTAACTCACTAGGATCAGTATTCATATACAAACGTATACAGAATTTTGAATCATACAGTGATATCATAGTTGCTGAATATACTGGTAGACCAAAAACATCAGAAGAGTTTTATGAAAATGTAAGAAAACTATTAGTGTACTATAATGCAAGATTAATGTGTGAAAATCAAAATACAGGTTTATTTGTTTATTTTAATAATAAACATTGTGACTACTTATTAGCAGATCAACCAGATATTATTAAAGACATTGTAAGAGACTCCAAAGTAAATAGAAGGAAAGGCTGTCATATGAACAAGGAAATTAAACTTTGGGGAGAAGGTAAAATTAAAGAATGGCTAGAAGAAGAAGTAGAATCTAGTCATATGAGACTTGAGTCTATATTATCAGAACCATTACTTGAGGAATTGATACAATACAACGATAAGGGTAATTTTGACCGTGTAATGGCATTAATGCAAGTAATGATATATAGGGAACAATTATATACAGCTCAAGTAAAACAAAAACAAGAGATAGAGAAGAAGCAAAGATTGTTTGATACACCAATATTTACAGATAAATGGTTTGAACAGGATACTTCTGATTCTACAAATAAATTATTTGATTCAAATATATTAACATTTTCATTTTAAAATATGGAACGCACAGTAAATAGCTTTCCTATACAAAAAATACCTTTTAGCCAAAAGAGTGAAGAATGGAAAAAAACATGTGTAGACTATATCATAGGGCAATCTCAATTAAGTAATGGTAGTTCAATACCTACTGATGAAGAGATGCAAACATACTATGATTTATATAATAGTGTATACAGTGAGAAGGATTTAAAATATGTTACAAATCCTTTTAATCAAGATGATGGTTTTCCAGCAGTAGCTCAGGACTATAACATTATTAGACCTAAAATTGATTTATTAATTGGTGAAGAAACTAAAAGACCATTTAATTTTAAAGTATGTAGGACTAGTGATGCAGCTGCAAGTGAAATGCAGGAAAAAGCTAAACAGATGTTGCTTGATTATGTTCAAGCATCTATTATGGCTAAAATGGGTCCTGAAGAACAGGCTAGGTATGAGGAAGCATTATCTTCTGGTGAAATACAAACCCCAGAGCAAATACAGGAATACCTTACTAAGGATTATAAAGATGTAGCAGAAGTTACTGCTTATCATACCCTAAACTATTTAAAACACTCTTTAAATATTGATCACGAGTTTGTAAAAACTTGGAAAGACGGTTTAATTGCTGGTGAAGAAGTAATATATGTAGGCATCAGGAATGGGGAGCCTTGTTTGAATAGAGTTAATCCAAAGAACTTTTGGTTTGATGATGCTGAAGGAATTGAGTTTATTCATGAAGCTTCAATGTGTTGCTATAAAATGCTTATGCCATATACTCAAGTATATGATGAGTTTTATGATAAACTTGATGAAAAACAGCTTAACCAACTACTAGAGAAATTTGGTCAATATGGTAAAGGAGCTAAGAATTGGTTAGGTGATAAGAACATGGTAGATGATTGGAATCATATTGATACGAAAATCTACAGTAAGTATCCTGATCATAATCCTTATGGAGATGCAGAGGATGTAGTAGTATATCATGTATGTTGGAAATCTTTTAAAAAGATTGGTTTTGTTACTATAGTTAACCCTGAAACTGGAGAAGAGGAAGAGTTTGTAGTAGATGAATATTACAAGACTACTGGTAATGAAGTAAATGTTGAATGGGATTGGATCATTGAAGTATGGGAAGGATATAATGCTGATGATCTTTACTTTGGAATTCAACCTATTGAATACCAATACATTACAAGTAAAAATCTTAATTCTCAGCGACTGCCATATACAGGAATTGTCTATAGTAATACTAATAGTGCTCCTAAGTCTTTAGTTAGTATTATGAAGCCTCTACAGTATTTGTACATTACGACATTCTATAGAATGGAGTTAGCAATGGCTAGGGATAAAGGTAAAGTTCCTGTAATGGATGTTACACAGATACCAAAAGGTTTAGGTATTGATACTGCTAAATGGATGCATTATTTAAGTGCACTAGGAGTAGCATTCATTAATCCATATGATGAAGGATGGGATATTCCAGGCAGGGAAGGAGGTAGACCATCTAATTTTAATGGATTTACCACTTGGGATCTTACTATGGGTAATGTTATCGCTCAATATATTCAATTACTAGATAAGATTGAATCGATGGCTTCAGAGTTATCTGGAGTAACACCACAAAGACAAGGAGCTATATCTAGTACTGAATTAGTAGGTAACGTGGAACGTTCGGTTATTCAATCTGCACATATTACAGAACCATTATTCTGGATGCATAATCAGGTGAAAAGACAAGCATTGCTTATGTTATTAAATACTGCTAAAGCTGCATGGAAAGATAGTGATAAACAGTATTTAAATTACATATTTGATGATACTACTAGAGCATTCATAACATTAGCTGATAATTTCCCTTATGAAGATTTCGACATCTTTGTAACTGATAGTACTAAAGAAGTACAGGCTATTGAACAACTTAGAGCATTAATTCAACCTGCTATGCAGAATGGTGCAAGTTTAGTAGATGCTGCTGAAATGTATACTATGGATAATCTATCATTAATCAAGAGTAAACTACAAGAACTTGAACAACAAAGATTATCACAACAGCAAGCAATGCAACAGCAAGAAGCTGAACAGCAACAGCAATTAATACAGATGCAGAATCAAGTTAAAGAACAAGAGCTTATGCTTAAAGAAGCTGAGCTTGATCTTGAAAAATATAAAATTGATCAAGATAATGCTACTAAGATTACTGTAGCTCAATTGAATGCATACAGAGGATCTGAAAATATGGATCAAGATATGAATGGTATACCTGATCCTATTGAGATTGGTAATCAAGAAATAGCTAGACAAAAAGCTGTATCTGATGCTGTAAGTAAACAGATGGATTTAGCTAATAAAGCTAGAGCTGAAGAGAATAAGAAAGAGTTAGAAAAACGTAAGATTGAACAAGCTGAAAAAGCTGAGAAACTTAAAGCTACAATTGAACGAGAAAGACTAGCTCTTGAAAAGAAAAAGCTTGATGAAGCTAAGAAGTTGCAAGCTCAGAAAGATAAAGCTGCAATGGATAGAGAGAAACTTAAGGCTAAGACTGCTCTTAAGAATAAAGTGGTAGGTGAGAGTAAAACTAAAAAATAGGAGATAACAATTATGGCATGTGGAAGTAAGAAGTCAGGTTCTAAGAAACCGGCTACTAAGAAAACAGGTAAAGGTGGTAAGTAATATTTACTAGTATGAAATGGAAAGATCTATCTCTTAAAGAGAGAAAACAGATATATGATAGTGTCAGGGCAAATAACCCTGATGCTACATATTTTGATATTAAAGAGCAATTTGATTCTATTCCAGAGTATGAGGATGGTAAAGGTAAAACCATAAACAAAGCAGATTTACCACCAGAATATAGAACTGGTACTCCTGAATACTTTGAAAGACAAAGGAAAATATCAGGTGCAGTTAATGCAGTTCAACCAGAAGCTTATATTACTCCAGCTGGTTATATTAAAGATGCAGTTAACTTCATTGAAGACTTAGGCAAAGGAGATTATGCTGGAGCTGCTATTGATGCTGCATTGAATTTACTTCCGTGGGGTGTTGGTAAAGGCATTAAGAAGTTAAAATCTAGAGTAGGAAGAATATTAGAAGGTACAGATACTTATACTGCAGAATCTTTCAATCCTACACCTACTATTACTAAAAAGAGAGGTAAGAAGGCAAAGACTGAAGAAGATTATGATGCAGAATTTCTTGAAGTAAAGAGAAAACATAATAATATGCAAGAGTATGAAAAAGAACTTAGCAAGATTACTAATGATTTTCTAATGCCTAATACTGGAAGCGTAGAAATGCTTGAAAGAATTGATAATGCTTATGGTACAAACTATAAGAAAGCTGCATCTGCTATTGCTTTTCAAGATATGGCTAATAGAGGTAAGTATGTCAAACATCAACAAATGTATGATAGTGCTGGGAATCCTATATATGGTAGGACTACTGGTAAAGTAGAGCAACCTACTATAGAAGATATGACAGTTAGTCTTAATCCAGATTATTATCTAGAAGGAACAGCAAATCATGAACTTAGTCACTTAGCAGATGCTTTAGTTAATAAAGTGCATAGTACAGATGCTACAAATAACTATATGGAATATCTACTAGATAGAGATAACATAATGAGTTATAATGAAATAAGGCAAAGTTTGATGGATGTTAATCCTAGTACATATAGATACTTAACTACTCCTAGCGAAAATAAGGCACACATGATTCAGCTTAAAAGGGGTATGCAAAAAGAAGGTATCATTAACAACTGGACAGATCCTATTACTCAGGATAAAATTGAAGAGTACTTATCTTATCGTAGCAAGTACGCAAATAGGGTTAATCCAGTATTACGAACTCTATATGATATTAGACCAGATAAGCAAGGTTTTATAAATAGAATGAATAATCTTACTCCAATCGAATGGGCTGTTCCATTAGGATTACCTGTATTCTTTGGAGAAGAACAAGAAAACAAATAATCAATATGAAAGAGTTAGAAGGAGTATACCCACTATATCCTGTACCAAGTTATAAGAAAGGTGGAATACATATCAAGAAAAGCAAGAGAGGTACATTTAAAGCTGCAGCAAAAAAGGCTGGTATGGGTGTACAAGAATATGCAAACAAAGTATTAAAGAAAGGCAGCAAAGCAAGTCCTGCTATGAAGAAGAAAGCTAATTTTGCTAGGAACGCTGCTAAGTGGAATCATTAATAAATCTAATTAAATATAATTATGGATAACAATAGTAATACACTATTAGGTTGGGAAGCAGTAGCAGATGCATTATCATCTGAAACATTAAATAATCCTCTAGTAACAGGTACGTTTAGTACAGGTAATGATGATCTATCTGATGATGAAATCAAACGTTTACAAAGAACTAACAGAGGTCCTTCAGTAAAAGAAGTGTTTGGAGTAGATGCTTCTAAAGAAGAAAAAGATACTGAGGTTGAAGAAACTGAAGAAACTGAAGAGGAAACAGAAGTAGAAGAAAAGGAAGTAGAAGTTGAAGAACCTAAAAAGAAAGGTAAACAAACTAAAGAAGTAGAAAATGTTGAGGAAACATCTACTGAAGAGGAAGAGTTAGATAATGAAGGTATTCAAGTTAGTGCTTTCTTTGATGCTATTACTGAGGAATTAGGGCTAGATTTTGAAGAGGATGAAGAAGTACAGAAACCTAAAACAGTAGAGGAATTATGTGAATACTTCAAGGATTTGATTGAAGAAAATTCAACTCCAGAGTATTCAAGTGAAGAGGTTGCTAAGATTGATGAATTTGTTCGTAATGGTGGTAAACTAGAAGATTATTTTCAAGTTAGTGCTGCTATTGATTTTGATAACTTTGACACTTCAATTGAGAGTAATCAAAAGCAAATCATTCGTGAATTATTATTAGAAAAAGGGTTTAGTGAGAAGAGAATCCAGAGTAAACTAGAGAAGTATGAAGATGCTGGTATTCTAGAAGATGAAGCAGAGGAAGCTCTTGAACTAATGAAGGAGATTACCGAAAAGAAGAAGGAACAGCTATTGATTGATCAGGAAAAGCAAAATGAGGCAAGAATCGAGCGCCAACAAAAATTTGTCGATGACGTTGTCACCAACATTAAATCGCTGAAAGATATCAGAGGTATCGCTATTCCTGAAAAGGATAAAAAAGCTTTATTGAATTATATCTTTAAAGCGGACTCAGATGGTCTTACTCAATATCAGAAAGACTATTCTAAGAGTGTAAAAAATTTAATTGAGTCTGCCTATTTTACTATGAAGGGAGACACTTTGCTAGATACTGCAAAAAAAATTGGAACTAGCTCTGCTATAAAGACCTTGAAACAAAGTTTAAAGACAACAGGTGCTACGAAAGGCACTAAAAGAATTCACACTAGTTCATCAAACTCTATATGGAGTATCGCAGCACGAAGTTTAAACAATAATTAAAGATTATAAATTAATTTATGGATAACGGAATTCTGAATAATTTACAGATCGGTAAAAGTAGATGGTTTTCAGATCTTATTGACGAGAATAAGATTTCAGAAGCAATGTTGTCAAGACCGTATGAAGTAGAACGTATTGTTTCTTACGTATTTGCCGCAAAAGACGGTGCTTATGGTACTTCCATTGATGCTATCACAGGTGGTCTTGGTAACGTAATGACTATTGATCAAAGTACATATGAATGGTATGTAGAAATTGATACCGATAGAGCTGTAACAATTCGCTCTGCAAAATGGCAGGGTACTGAAATTACTGCTGCTAATGCTGACACAATCATGGCTGGTATTGGCAACACACCTATCCAAGTATGGGTAGAAGATAAATGGTTTGGTCCGGGTGCTATTGTAGTACTTGATGACAAAGAATATCAATTACGTATTCAAGGTGCTCCTGTACAGGACGGTAACTTGTGGTGCTATACTATGTTCATCGCTGATGGTCAGTCTAGTTCATACGTTCCGGGTAAGTATTTGTTAGCTGGTCGTGAAATGTCACGTCTTGGTTCTGCTTACGAGGAGTACAGTGAAGAGGCAGATATCCTGAACTACAATACTCAATTCAAGATGCGTAACTACTTATTCACAACTCGTTTGAGTTATGATATTACAGGTACGGCTTATGCAACTGTATTGTGGATTGCATTAAAGGATCCTAAAACAGGTAAGAAATCTTATTTGTGGTCTGACTATCAAGAATGGGTGGCAATGCGTGAATGGAGAAAACGTTGTGAGATGATGATGGTTTACTCTAAGTCAAATCGTAACGCTGATGGTACTTTCTCTTTGAAAGGTACTAATGGTCGTCCGGTTTATTTGCCAGCTGGTTTGCTTGAGCAGATTGCACCGTCTAATAGACGTTATTACACTGAGTTGACAGCAGAGTTGCTTGAGGACTTCTTGTTTGATCTGTCTTACAATATTCTTGGTACTAATGAGCGTAAGTTCGTAGCCTTAACTGGTGAAATGGGTATTCGTGAGTTTGACCGTATACTGAAGCAAAAAGCTGCTACGATGAATGTAATTGATACTAAGTTTATCAGTGGTAGCGGTCAAGAGTTAACTTTAGGTGGTCAGTTTGTAACATACAAGATGACTAATGGTATTGAGTTGACATTGAAACACTTCCCGTTGTATGACAACACTACATTTAATCGTTTGTTACACCCGCTTTCTGGTAAGCCGCTTGAGTCTTATCGCTTTACATTCTTGGATGTAAGTCGTAGAGATGGCGAAGCAAACATTGTTAAGGTAGTACGTAAGGGTCGTGAATTCATGCAGTGGTATACTGGTGGTTCTATTTCTCCTGCTGGTCCTGCTAAATCTATCAACACTTTGCGTTCTAATGCAAAAGACGGTTACTCTGTTCACTTCTTAGGTGAGATGGGTATCATGTTGAGAGACCCTCGGGGATGCGGAGAATTGATTATGGATGCCGAAGGCTAACCGAAAGCTTGTGGAACATTAAAGATAATATTCTCGTTATAGTGGTATAAATTTTTATACCACTATGATTAGAATATACAAAATAACAGACAGGACCAATAATAAGATTTATATAGGTCAAACAAAAAGAGATATTTACAAAAGATTTGGTGATCACTTATCTAAAGTAAATAGTTCTAGGATTAATGATAGAAGATGCTCTTTATATATTGCAATGAGCAATCATGGTAGAGAAAATTTCTATATAGAATTAATAGAAGAACTAGAGAGCGATACAAAACTAGGTGACGCTAGAGAAAAATATTGGATATCTTTTTACGACTCTACAAATCCAGATAAAGGGTATAATATTGACGAAGGTGGTCATATTATATCAGAAGCTTGTAGAAAAGCTAAAATTGCTCTGCAAATTGGAAAACCAGTTTCAGAAAGGGTTGCTAAACTAAATCAAGAAAGAGGGATGAGACAAGCTAAACCTGTTTGTCAGTATTCCAAAGATGGTGTCTTATTAAATATTTTTCCTTCTATAATTGAAGCAAGTAGGTCTACTAAATGTGATCGTAGAGCTATTCAAAGGCAATTAAAAGGAGAATCTAATATAGGCACAGCAAGATCTTTCAGTAATTTAAAATATATCTGGAAATATAAAGAGTAATTTATAGGTCTGTAAAACACAGACCTTTTTTATTAACAGGTTTAAAATCTATATTTAATTAAGAATATATGGAAGCAACGTTAAGATTTATTAGAACTAACCCTTGGGTTGGTATTTCAAAGTTTAAAAATTGTGGTGATTATATTGGTCCGTATTGGACTAGATCAGGAAACAGATATACTGGTTTAACAGAGGAAGATGCTCGTAGACTTGAAAAAGCTATTGGTTATCCAGAAGGTCATTTAGCACCATATAGTTCATTCTGGGCTACTTATTCAGTTAAGTTAGGTAATAAGGATCTGTATATACATACAGAGAAACCAGAGGATGAATTAAAGTACTTATTCTTAAAAAATCATAAAAGAGTAGCATTTGGCACTAGTAATATTACGCCAAGTACTGACTACTTGTTAAGTAATTCTCAAGCAGAAGCAGAAGAGAATAATAAGAAATTTAAAGTTAAACGTGAGGCTTATTCAGCATTTACTAAGATGTCTCTTGAAGAGATGCGTAAATGTCTTAGACTTTATGGTATTAAGTCAGATTCAATTAGTAATGAGTTAGTTGAAAGTAAGCTGAACGAACTTATTGAAAATGATCCACAAAGATATCTGTTGTTGTGGGTAAATAATAAGAATAAAGAAACTCAATACTTGATCGAAGCAGCTATTAGTAAAAATATTATTCGTAAGAATAAAAATATGTATTACTATGGCACTGATGTAATTGGTCGAAGTATGGATGAAGCTGTACTGATGCTTGATGATAAAAAGAATCAAGATATAAGACTAGCGATCATGCAAGAAATAGAATCTAAGTAATATGACAGTATTAGAAGCACATATAGCATTTAAGATTGAAGCAGATAAAAATGCCGTTAATATTGGTATATCTGGCTGTCCATCTTTCTTACCTGAGGAAATTGATTATTGGTTATATACAGCATATCTAAGTAAGATAGCTACTAAAGCTACTGGTAATAATACTCTTAGAATACCATTTGAAGGTAATATAAAAAGAGTAGCAGACTTAGAAGGTTTAGTAAAAACTGATAAAGGATTGTCTTTACTAAGTGAACCTATAAGTAATAGACTCACTATGAATAATTTCAAATCTAGTATTACTTATGGTGATGATACTCAAGATAAGCGTATGTACTTCTTAGAAGGAATTTTACATTTTGGTAGTAATAAAATAGCTACAGTAAAACTTATTAGTCACGAACAAGCTACTAGATTCTTAGAAACTTATAATAATAAACCTTGGATTGAAGAACCTGTAGCAATACTAGAGGATAATAAGTTAATAGTATTTATAGATAGGGATCTCATGGTAGGTCCCTACACTATAGATATTACTTATCTAGCATATCCAAGAAAGATTAATAATCAAGATATTACGTCTACTCTGGACGAAATCCCAGAGTATATGCAATATGAAGTAGTTAAATTAGCTGCTGACATGGCAATTGAGAATATTGAATCTCCAAGAACTCAAACACATCCACAGTACGTAGCACAATTATCAGAGTAATATGAGTAGTAAGGAAATGCAAATGGAATTCGAAAGACGAATTCAACTTATTAGCCCAGATCTTATTATAGATGAGAAACCTAACTCTGATCTTATATTTTCAATACTAAATGAAGCTCAAGATAGGTATGTAATGATGAACTATGTTGGTGACGACCAAATGGAAACTGAAACCAATATACATACTAGAAATACAGATTCTATTAAGAGTTTATTAGTAGAAAAAGAGTTAACTGCAACAGGTACTACTCTTAATGGTTTCACAAGATATAGATTACCATACATGTCTACTGAAGAATATTTCTTATATGTACACTCCTTTAGTAAAGTAAAAGGTACTTATAAACAATATAAAGATTTTGTTAGAGTAGATAATCAACTGGTTAAGTATAGAGATCTTGGTAAGTTTATTAAAACTGCATACAATACTCCTATTATTAGACAACCTGCTGTTGCATTAGTATCAGATCCTACTACTAAATATAACTATATAGAAGTAGCAGTAGATGCATATACTACATTAGGTAATGTTACATTGACTTATTATAGAAAACCATTAAGATTCAATACTACTGATGGAGCTAGTAAATGTGAACTACCAGAATCAATTCATAGTGAAATTGTAGATTTAGCAGTTAATATGTTTATTACTGAAGGTAAATATAGATTACAAGTAAAACAACCAAATAATCAACAATAATGAGGTACATTGACTTACAAGAAGCATTTGAATTAGAAATAGCTCAGTTAGATAGTAATCTAACAAAACCTACTACTTCAGATATTGAATATTGGTTAACAGCTGGTTTAATTAAGTTTATTAAAACTAGATACTCTGGTATCAATTTTAAGCAAACTGGTTTTGAACAAGATCAAAAGAGAATTGACGATCTTCGTAGTTTAGTCACAAGAAAATCTTATCAGTTCACAACCTATCCAGAAGAGTATACAGTTACTCTACCAGAAGATTATATGACTACTTTAGGTGAAACAGCTGTAATATTTAGTTATGATCATTGTTGGCCTGTGGGCCCAAGTGGTCAACCAAGAACTAAAAACACAGATGTGTTAGAGGCTACTGTAGAAAACATTGATAGACAAAGACAAAATACTTTGTCAGAATATAGATTACATGGTAGATCTGCTAGACCATTAAGACTATATGAAGGTAATACTATTCATTTATATACAGATGGTAATTACCATATAAGAAATTATATTCTCACATACTTGAGAATACCCAATAAGATTAGCCTCACTGATGCTCCGTTTGAGGAGTATAAGGAAATGCCAGCATCAACTCATGATGAGATAGTAAAGTTAGCGGTTGAGTTGTATTTGGAGAATGAGGCTAATCCTAGATATCAATCGTATATTAACGAAGTAAATAGTATGGAGTAATATACGAAAAGTTTAGTTTAACGAGGAAATGCGAAAGCAAAGTAGAAGAACTAAAATAAGTTAAACTGAGCTCAATGTTTAACTATTAAAAATTAAATAAAATGTTACAACACGTAAATAAAGTACTTATCGCTAAGACAGCTCCGGCTTCTTACACTACTGTGGATGCTTTGGTTGATGGTGATATCGCTTTGTTCAATGAGAACAAAGTAATTGTTAAATCTGCAACTGAGGCAGAAGCTGCCACTGCACTTTACATTGGTGTTTGTGTTGGTAAAGAAGATGTATACGATCAAGAAGGTACAAAATCTACAAAGTCGGTTATTAACTATAGTATGCCGATTCAGAAAGGTTCTAAACCGTCTATGGTATTCACTAAGTTTGTTGCTAAGGCTGAAGACAAAGTAGTAATTACTGCAACTGATGTTACTCCTGAAGTGGGACATCGTTATGTATTGCGCATTGTTTATAATGACATTCACGAAGCTCCGGGTCAGTTTACTCATACTTATGAGGTAATTGCTAAAACTACTAATGCAACAGATTTGATCACTTCTTTCAAGAATAAGATCAATAGTCATAAACAAGCTAGAGTAGTAGCTACTAGTGCTGCTGCAGTATTAACATTGACTGCAAAGGAAATTCCGTATAATCAGGGAATTACTTTAGATGCTGGTTATTGCCAAGTATCTATGGATGTTTTCATGTGGAAGACAATTCCTTCTGGTTTGTTGAGCAATGTAATGTATCCTATTTCTAATTTGACGATTGCTAAGACTCAGGGTACTCCGGGTCGTGGTAATGCTTATATTGTAAGAGATCGTGAGAATTGGAATCTTGGTTACGAAGGTATTCAGTACCGTGCTAATGCTATTTATCCGTATATTGCTCCTGAATTCAGATCAGATCTGAGTGCAGAATATGATACTCTTACTTTAGAGTGGGATAACTTGTATTTAAGCAACGATAATCAGTACATCAAAACTACTCCGCTATCTGCAGAGATTTATGTTAATAAAGATGAAATTTCTGGTTCTGCTTTTGAAACAGCATTAAAAGCATTTGTTGCTAAAGCCTAACTTTTAAACTTATTAACTCACAAGGGGGCTTGGGGTATTCCCCCATGCTCCCTTTTTTATTTTAAAAAAATATGGAAGAATCATTATATTTAGCGGAAGTAAAATTACTTACCAGATATTGTCATAATTGCCTTGATAATAAAATGAAAGAGCGTATTATGATGTTCTTATTTAAGAAGGAATTATATGACAATGCCACAAAGTTAGGTCTGACAGAAGATGCTGATATGTATTATAAAGAAATGTTAAACCTACTTGGTATGAGAACCTGTAATTGTACAATAAATTGTAATACTTGTAAAAACTGTAGTAATGGATCATGCACAATATGTAAATAAGGTAGGTAAACAGATTAATGATTCTACCAAAATGAATATTGATATTGATAATACATCTGTTACTAATATAGTACTTATTCCTCATTTAGAAACTATATATAATCAACTTGAGTCTGACTTAAAGAAAAATGATCCAGATTTTCCTTTTACTCAGGAAGATTTGATTAAGATTGGTGGGTACATTAACTGTTTAAAAAAACAAATAAATTTCTATGAAATACAAGACATTGATAATAATTGTATTCTTACAGAAATTGAAGAACATATAATCCAAGAGTAATATGAATAAAAAGATATCACAATTTGAACTAACAACTAAGCTGCAAGAGCAAGACCTCATTACCCTTGTACAAGATGGTAGTAATAAAAATATTACTAGTGGAAGTTTTACTACATCACTATCAGGTACATTTGCTACTAATGAGAGAGTAGATGCTGTAGAAGAAGATGTTGAGATACTAGATACTAAAGTAAATGATAATTATAAAGATCTTAGTAATAAGATAGTAGAAGGAGATACTAGTGTAACTACTAATCTTAATAGTGCTATTACTAGTTACTATGATGTATTGAATAATAAGATCATTACTTTAGATACTAAGCATGACACCGATATGTCAGAGATTGGTGGTACTATGCAAGAGTGGATAGATGATATTGATAATAGATCTACATTACAACAATTACAGGATGCTCTCAATAGACTCACAGTAGCTGAGAATACTATTACAGCATTATCTGAACTTATTGCAAATGGGGGTGGTAGTGGATCTGCTCCGGGTTATCATACTCAAAGTACTGCTACAATATTTCCTTTATCTGGTTATTATAAAGGTAGTAGTGCGGCCCCATTAACTACTACAGATACATTAAATCAAGCATTATCTAAACTTGAAAATCAAGTAGAAGCAGTGGCTAGTAGTTCTGGTTCTTTACCTGTAATCAAGTATGGAGAAAGTACTCCTCCTGCAGATAATTTCTTGTATACTTCTTTAAAGACTGCAGAAGATTATTTAAATAAGCATGGGGATACTGCGGATGGTAAAATAACAATGTTACAAGGTTTACAAGCAGGAAATACATTTCGTTCTGGTTGGGATGGAGTTGGAGCTAGTTTATATCCATTAGGCTCTAAATGGAATATGGAACTAGACAATCTGTTTGTTAGAGGTAATATGACAATAAACGAACTTACAGTAAATGAGATTAAGGCTGTGGGTGGTGATATTCTAGTTACTGTAGCAGATATGAAATGTATCGAAGTAGAAGAATTAGCAGATTCTTATAAATGCTACTTTGATGATCAAGAAGGTACTAAGTATAATCAATTTATAGTTAATGACTTAGCAATATGCCAAAAATTTGATGGTAAAAACGTTAAAAGATATTGGCGTAAAGTAAATGCTACTGGTAGTAATTACATCACGTTGTCTAAAGACGTATGCGAGCCAGGTAGTGGTAAGCCAGAAGCAGATGATGAAATATTACAATTAGGTCATATGTACGAATCTGATCCAGATTACAATTTACAAATGGATGAGAGACGTAACGCAATTTTTATCAGTGCTAAAGGTGATAATGCCCCTAGAATTTCTTACTATAAGAATATTGATACTTTTTCTCTAGCTGATGAGGATGGTGTAGTTCGTGAAAGAGTTGTAATTGGTGGTGATCAAACCAAATTTGTAGGTACAATTTATCAAACTTCTGACACAGGAATCGTTAGAGTACCTGTATATAGAGGTATTTGGGTTTCTGGCAACACTTACTATTATTATGACCAAGTAAGTCATAAAGGTAGTTTATGGATTTGTATGGATCCTAATGGTACCAAAGATGAACCAAATGAGAATGATGATCAATGGCAGAAGCAAATTTCAAAAGGTGAAGATGGTAAGTCAGGAGATGACAAAGCTAAATGGGTAGAAATTGTAGGTGATCGGTTATTTTTATTTGATACTCCCGATTTCTCAGGAACTCCTACTCCAAGAACTATTCATTTAACTGCAAATGTATATGGGATGGAAAATCCTACATACGAATGGAAAATGCTTAATGCAGAAGGAACCAAATTGTCTGCACAAAGTTCTATAGACTTTCCATATACAGCAATGCCGACAGATTCCCGTACATTAAGTATTCGTTGTACTGTTACAAATTCTGATGGTACTACTTACTATGATGATACTCAATTAGCTAAATTATCAAATGGTGCAGAAGGTCTCGATGCATATTATATTGATTTAAGTAATGGTACGGTTGCAGTACCATTCGATGCAGATGGAGTTACACCATTAGTAGATTTATCTACTATTACTACAGATGTTTATGCATATCATGGTATTAATTCAATTGCTATTAAAAGTATAACATATTCTACTACTTCTGGTGGAGCTACTGTAAGCATAACCGGTTCTAAGGTAACTCTTACTTCAATAAGTCAGAAACAGGCTAGTATAGACTTAAATGTAACATTAGAAGATGGAGTATCTATAGTTAAGACATGGTACGTTAATAAAGTAGCTAATGGTGAAAATGGTTTTAATGGGGAAGATGCAGCATATGTGTATATGTCCGGAGAACAATTCTTTCACTATAAAACAGGTAAAACCGTTCCTGAAAACACTACAATTACTCTTACTGCAGATTCATTCAACATAATTAATCCAACTTATAAATGGTATTGGGCAATAGCAGGTACGTATGATTGGCAACTATTATCTAATGAGACAAATAGCACATTAGTGGTTAGTTATAATGGTATCTATTTTACTAGCACAAAAAAAGATGAAATTAGTTTTAAATGTGTAGTATCAGGAGCAGGAGCAGAGTTTTCAGATTTCATGACTATTAATAATGTTCGTGATGGTGAAAATATATATAGAGGTATCCTTACAAATGAAAACACTGGCGTACCAGCAGATTCAGGTGGAGTAGTAACAGATTATTCTACAGCTACTACTACAGCTAGATTGAAATATGGTTCTCAAGATATTACTGATTTTAAACTTACTACTTCTTTACAAACTGGTACTGGTAGTGTAACTTATACCCAAAGTACACAAACAATTAAGTGTACATCATTGACTTCTGATTCTGCCATGTGGAGGGTAGATTTTATATCACCAGCAAGTGGTAACAAGGTAGTAGATAGTGTTGATTTTGTTGTCACTAAATCCAAGGCAGGAGTAAACGGTGACGTAGGTAATAGTCCTATACAAATATTCTGTAACACTTCAAATGCTAGTACTAAACCTAGTAGACCTACATTCACATATAGACCGTCTTCTGGTGGTGCAACATCTGGAGGTTATATATGGTATCCAGATCCAAAGTATAGTTCATCTCAAACTACTTGGATTAGTTCAGGTAATTATGATCCAAATGCTAAACAAATGGCTTATGATGAAAGTATAGGAGGATATTGGACTGATCCGTTACCACATTCTGGTAAAGATGGTGAGAAAGGTGATAAAGGAGACAAAGGTGAGAAAGGAAATACTGGAGCACCTGGTTCAGATGGATGGAATGGTCCATCTTTAAGTTATCGTGGAACATATAGTTCTAGTAAGTATTATGCATGGACAGTTAATCCTGATGTAAGAGATGTTGTCAAATATGGTAGTGTCTATTATATGGTTGCTAATGGAAGAAGAGGTTTATCATCTTTTAAGAATGTAACCCCAGGAAGTAACACATCATATTGGTCTTCATTTGGTTCGTCTTTTGAATCTATAGCTACTGGGCTACTATTTGCAGAAAAAGCTACTATTGCGGGCATGGATTTTTATAATAATTGTATTGCAGCTAGTAGTGGTAGATTCTTCCTAGATGGTAGATATGAATCTGATATAAATAATGGTTGGCCAATTATGTCGTTTGGTAATAATGCCGTAAAGGATGGAGTACCTAGTAGTAGTGCAGCATTAAAGATATATGGCGGTGGTACGTTAACAGTAGGAGATGGTACAGTAACTGCAAATGCTGGTATTACTGGAGCTGGTACGGGATCTGATCAAGTTAGATTTTGGGCAGGTAAACCATTTGATGATGGTACAGCACAAGGAAATAGATTCTGGGCTCCTTTTAGAGTGTATCAAGATGGTAGACTTGTTGCAAATAGTGCAACGATTGCAGGTAATATTTCTGCATCTACCGCTAATTTTACAGGAAATGTATCAGTAGGTTCATTAAGTGGATGGAACATTCCGGGTGTTAAAACTATTTGTCATTACGGTAGTAATTTAATAGGAACAATCTATTCTCAAGGAGGATGTCAAGTTAGTTCTATAAGTAGAACTGGAACTGGAGAATATACAGTATATCACAATATCGGTCATACGAATTATGTAGTATTGTGGCAAGGACAAGCACGAACTAATTCTCCTTATTCAGATTCTGCTGGATTTAGAGGAACTGTGGGAGTAACTTCTACATCTTCTAGTTCATTTAAAATAATTTGTGTGGATACAGATAATAATAGACATGACGTTGGTTATAAAGATGATGCAATTGATTTAGTAATTATCGGTTATGCTCAATAATATGGAAGAAAAAATATATTTACTTTGTTCAGGTGGAATGATAGAAGCTCCAGAGGATTGGTACAAAGGATTAAAAGAAAGTGAATTTGTAGATTCTTACGAAGGATTACTTCAAGGAGGTTACATGCACCCATCTAGTGAACAAATAGAATTTAATTTAGCCAATCCTAATCTAGATTTATATAATGCTTTTTATATGATTCCTAAAGACACAACTATAGTTAATGAAGAAATAAGAAAGCGTAGAGAGAATTTATATAACACTAGTACAGATAGATTGTATATGGCTTATGTAAAGTACAGAGAATTTGGAGAGGAAGAGAAAGCTGCAGCAGCATATCAAGAATGGAGAGAAGCAGTAGAAAAAATAAAACAAGATAATCCATACTCATTATAATATGATTAAGAATAATGTATATTATGAATGGTTTGCAAGTATAACCGTACCCAATCCAGATCAGGTTGGGTACTGGGTTGACTTGGGAGCAGATTCAAAAGGTAGAATAATTAAAGTTTACAATCGTGATATAGAAAAATGGATTGTACTCTTTGATGTAAGTAAAGATGACTATGTACCACCATTTATTGGTCCTAATGGCAACTGGTGGGTAGACAATAGAGATACTGGAGTAAAAGCTACTGCAGAGACTCCGTATATAGGTGAGAATGATCATTGGTTTACTTATGATCCTATCAACAAAGTATATGTAGATACAGGTATAGAAGCTCGTGGTCTTAGTGCTTACGATATTGCAGTTAAATTAGGTTTTAAAGGTAGTGAACAAGATTGGATTGATAGCTTAAGTAAAGCATCTGAAGATGCTGCTGTTGCTGCACTAGAAGCAGCTAACAAAGCAAATGAAGCTGCAGATAAAGCTAATCAAGCTGTAGAAGAAATTGAAGGTATAGTTGACGATGCTATAGCTGCTACCGATAAAGCTGAAGAGATTGCTAGTAATCCACCAAAGATCGTAGATAATGATTGGTGGATCTATAACTACGACACTAAACAATATGTTAATACTGGTATATCTGCTATTGGTGATGCTTTCACTTACAAGAAGGAATATCCTTCAGTAGAAGCAATGGAAGCTGATTGGGGTACTGCAGATGTAAAGTTAGGTGAGTATGTACTTATTAATACTAATGATGTAGAAGATCCTGATGATGCTAAGGTTTACTTAAAGACTCAAGAAGGTTGGAAGTTTATTGTCGACTTATCTGGTATGCAAGGTATTCAAGGTTGGTCAGCATATGAAGTTGCAGTAAAACATGGTTTTGTAGGTACTGAAGAGGAATGGGTTCAATCATTAAAACAACCTGCATTAGATGCAGCAGCAAAAGCATTAGAAGCTAAAGCTCAAGTAGAAGCTACTGAGCAAGCTGTTAAGGAAGCAGAAGCATTACGTGTTACTGCGGAACAAGGTAGAGTTAATGCTGAGAATACCAGAGTAAGCAATGAAAATACACGTATCTCTAATGAAGATAGTAGGAAAGCAGAAGAGTCTAAAAGAGTAACTGCTGAGAATGCTCGTATTGCAGCAGAGAATAGTAGAAAAGAAGCAGAATCTAGTAGGGTTAATGCGGAATCAGATCGTGTAGAAGCTGAAGGTGCAAGAGTAGCAGCAGAGCAATTAAGGGCAAATTCTGAAAGTGAACGTAACACTAAAGAAAAAGAACGTATAGCTAATGAAGCAATTAGAGTTGCATCTGAAAGTGAAAGAGTGACTGCTGAAACTTCTAGAAAAGAGGAAGAAGCTAAGCGTGTAGAAGCAGAAACAGCTCGTGATACAGCAGAACAAGAAAGGGTATCAAATGAATCCACTAGACAGGCAAATGAGGCTGTTAGAGAGACTCAAGAGGCTGCAAGGGAAAAGAATACAGCTGATGCTATAACTGCCGTAAATGAGGCTAAAACAGCTGCACAACAAGCTACTACAAATGCTACTACTGCTACTAATAATGCTAATACTCAAGCAGCAAGAGCTAAGGAATATGCAGACAATCCACCCAAAGTAGGAGAAGATGGATATTGGTATCTTTGGGATGAAGTCAATGATGTGTATGTAAACACAGGTTGGCCATCTTCAGGTATTCTCTTGAAAGGTAGTCTTAATAGTCCAGAAGATTTAAATGACATTGTAGACCCACAGCTTAGTGATTCTTATATTGTTGGTACAGACTTATACTTTTGGAATGGTACAGAATGGGTTAACATGGGTAGATTCCAAGGGCCTCAAGGAGAACCCGGTAAAGATGCTGAACTTAGTAAAGCAGCTATTGAAGCTGTATTAGTAGGTGAAGTAACTACTCATACTCATGATACTAGGTACTATACTAAGGATCAAACTGATGCTAACATAAAAGTAGTAGCAGATGACCTTGCTAACAATTACTATAATAAATCCCAAGTAGATAGTAAATTTACTTCTGTATATATCTTTAAAGGGTCTGTAGATACAATCGAAGATTTACCTACTGAAGGTAATGTGATTGGTGATGTATGGAATGTTCGTAAGAACGATACTAACTACGCATGGACAAGTGAAGGTTGGGATGCATTAGGTGGTACTGTTGAATTAGCATCATTGACAGCTAATGGTTTGATGTCCAAGGAAGACTTTGCAAAGTTACAAGGTATTGAAGCAGGTGCACAAGTTAATAAGATTGAGACTATTACTAAAAGAGTAGAACTCAATGTTGTTAATAAGAATGTAACTATTCCAGAGGATGTTGCAATTGGTCCAAATGAACCTACTAATGAAGAAATAATCTGGATGGATACTGATGAAGATTACGACTTTACATTTGATGGTTATAGTAAAGTAGATGCTGATGCAAGATTTGTTCATCAAGTAGAAGGTAAAGATTTATCTACTAATGACTATAGTAATGCTGACAAAAATAAAGTAGATAATCTTAATAGTTATGTAACTAGTGGTAGTTTTACACAAGATGCAAATAATGCTGCTATTACATTGAATATTAAAGATCCTGTTACAGATAACAATTCCAATCAAGTACTCACTATTAACAAAGCTACCAGTACTACTGCAGGTGTAATGTCTGCTGCTGATAAGACTAAGCTTGATGGGTTGAGTAATTACGATGATTCTACAATTACTCAGGACATTACCAACATAAAAGCAAACAAACTTGAGACAATTGAAGTAACCGGTACAGGTAATGTAATTACTACAGTTACTAAGAATGGTACAAAAATAGCTTTTGCTAAAGGTATCACAGCAATGACACAAGATACTAGTGATGCTAGATATGTGAAAAAGACTGGTGATACTATGAGTGGCAGATTAAACATAAAAACGCCAGCAAGTACAGGCTTTACTTTACGTTTAGCTAAAGAAACTAGTGATACTCCAGAAAATGATGAAATATTTGTTCGTATGGATATTGATGATAACAATAAAGGTTCATTTGGTTATCACAATACTCACGGTACAAGTATGTACAATTATGGATCCTCTAGTAGATTTCACATTGCAAATGATGGAGAATTAAAATACTTAACAAATGGTGTAGACGGAAAAGTATGGCATGCTGGTAATGATGGTGCAGGTAGTGGACTAGATGCTGATTTGTTAGATGGTTATCAATTAGTTACTATTGGAAATGCTACTGGTCCTCATTCTGTTTTTAGTAGGCCATCTATTGGAAATGAATTCAGATCTTGGCATATAGGTAATTTACCAACTGTAGCTTCCACTAGTACTGGAGAAGCTAAAGTAGTATTCAACATTTACGGTTTAACTAACTTTGCTTCTACAGAAGAAATATTTACTACTATTACTGCCAGTACAAGAGGAAAAATTGGAGTTGAGGTTGTAAATCACATAGGAGATGCAAGTCAATATAAAGTTGGTTATGTAGCTACTGATTCAGAAGTACAAATTTGGGTAACAAATCTACAAAGATATGGAGGAACTTCCAGTTTGGATATCTGCGTTAGTAAACAATTTACTTTAGTAAATTCTGTTCAAACTACTGTTCCTGAGAATATTGTATATGTAAATGTAGGTAAAATTGTAACTACTTCTAATCTAGAAGATACTCTAGCATACTGGTATGAAAATGATGAAAATTCTTCATCTACTACATGTGCAACAGGTGGTAACAGAAATGTAATTGAATCATTAAGAAGTAAGTTTAAGAGATGTATTGCTAAACCGTATGGTGATGATGCTGCATTGATTAGTTATTGTAGTGAATCTCATTCCAAGAAATGGCCAGATGGTACAGATATTGTTTATACTGGAATTAAACAAGAAAATATGATGGTTCATTTTCCTAAATACTATCATAAAACTATTGAAAGAAGTCCTGGTATATGGAGAACTTACATATCTGAAATACAAATAGATAATGATTATATAGAGGAACCCGAAAGATTAATAGGGGTATATGAGGCATATAAGTATCCGTCTTATGACTGGTTATGTAGTGACGGTGGAATAGAATCTACATATTCACAAACAATCGCTACATTTGTTTCACAAGCAAAAGTTAATGGTTCTAATTGGGGTATTGTAGATTATAGATCTCATGCAACTATTGCTAGAATGTTCTGTGCTTATTACAAGACTACTAATATTAGTACTTCTAATTCAGCAATACCTTGTTCTGGTGGTACTAAGAGATACAACTATGGTAAAACAGGTGGAACAATAAGTTTAGGTAATAAAGATGGTAAAATAGCGGTATTAGAAGATGCGGGATACTACTCAACTAACTTCTTAGGACTTGAAGACTGCTATTACAGTAAGTGGGAGTTTGTACAAGGAATAAACATTTTAAAAGGTAAATACGTTGTATATGACGGAGGTTCATTCCCAGATAAGGATGTAGCAGAGCTTGAAGCAGCAGGTGCTACTAATATCAGAGTTGCAGGCTATGAACCTAATCCAGCTGCAACTGGAGCATATAATGGATGGACTAAAGCCATAGTGCAAGGTAAGTATGGTGATGTACTTCCTACTGCACATGGTGGATCTGAAACTACTTACTATTCCGATTATAGCTGGTTTAATCCAACAGGAAATAGAATCTTTCTTCGGTCGGGTTCTTCGGTTTATGGTTCTCAGTGCGGGGTCTTCTTGGCTCATGCTAATCTTGCTTCTTCGACTTCGTGGCCGAGTCTCGGTGCAAGATTAGCCTTTTACGGTAAGATCGTTGTAGTTGATTCAGATACATTTAAGAAAATGCAGGCATAGTCCTGAGTAATATAGATAATTAAATATTAATAACAAGGGCGGGATCTAAAAGAATTACTATGAAATTTTGGAACTAACAGATACTTTCAGATACTTTCAAAAATGTTTGTTGAACTTAGATCAGCCTTACCTCTAGGTAAAAGATAACAGGTGCTTTGAAGAGACCTTAGTAGTATTGTGCGAACGGGTCTTACCACCAAAATAGCTTATGAAAAGAATAGGCAATTTATTTAACAGGATAATATCATATGAAAATCTGGTCCGGGCTGAAAAGAAGGCTAGGCTAGGTAAAACTAAAAGATACGGCGTTAAGAAATTTGACAGGAATCCATATGAAAATCTGGTCCGGTTACAAAAGGCATTAATTGAAGATACTTATCGTACTTCGGAATACTGCGTATATACAATCATCGCCGATCGTGGTAACAAAGAAAGAGAAATATATAGGCTACCGTATTATCCAGACAGAATAGTCCATCATGCTATAATGAATGTTATAGAACCTTACCTTGTTAATAGATTTACTGCAGATACCTTCAACTGTTTAAAAGGAAGAGGTATTCATTATGGAGTAAAAAGATTAAAAAGAGATTTAAAAGCTGATAAAGAAGGCACAAAATATTGTTTAAAATTAGATATTAAAAAGTTCTTTCCTTCTATAGATCAAGATGTGTTATCCTCACAATTTGAAAAGGTATTTAAGGATAAGAAACTATTAAGATTATTACATCATGTAGTTTATTCTACACCAAAAGGTTTACCAATTGGAAATTACATATCTCAATTTGCAGCAAATTTGAATTTGGCTTGGTTCGATAGGTGGATTAAACAAGTATTAAAAATAAAATATTATTACAGATATTGTGATGATATTGTTATATTACACCCAGATAAAGATTACTTAAGATATTGCTTACAAGAGATTGAAAAATATCTAGCTGATAACTTGAAATTAAAAGTAAAACGTAATTGGCAGATATTTCCTGTAGAAGCAAGAGGTATAGATTTTATTGGTTATGTATTTTACCATGATCGTACTTTACTCAGGAAAGATATCAAAAAGAAGTTTATTCATAAATTAAGTTATAAAAGTAATAATAAGAGGCTAGCATCACTAGCAGCTTATTGGGGATGGTGTAAATATGGAAGCTGTCATAATTTATGGTATCGCTTTACGAGATCTTATAATTTTAAAGATTATAGACAAAAATTATTAAGTGATGATGGAATTAAAAAAAGTACAGGGTGATAATATACCTAAAGTAATAGAATACCTAGGAATGAATGAATGGGCAGTTAGATGGGATATTGAAGAAATTAATTCTGAAGATATACATGGTTATGCTTACTATGAATTAAAGTTTAATGAAGAACCAACTTATGAATCTTTCGTAAGTAGAGTTATTAGAACTAAATATAGTGCAGATGAAGAAGCAGCATTAAAGTCTAATATGGTTGAACAATTTATGAATGGGGAAATAATACGTAGTCGCTTTGAAGAATGGCAAGCGTTTCAAGAATGTAGGAATAATGCTAAATCTATTGGTAGACAAATATTTAATATCTAATTATGGTAATCAAAGTAAAAAATAACGGGGAGTGGGTCAAAATCCCATACCTAAGTTCGGATAATAATCCAGTAATTCCAGAAGCTCCATTAGATGGTAAACAATATGCTAGACAAAACGGGGAATGGACAGTAGTCAATATACCAGAAGTAGATTTTACTGAAATAAATAAAAAAATATCTCAAAATACTGCTGCTATTGCTGCTAATACTACAGCTATCCAAAGTAAAGTAGATAAGGTAGATGGATTTGGACTTAGTTCTAATGACTACACCTCTCAGGAGAAAACTAAGTTAGCAGGTTTAAGCAATTACACGTTGCCTACAGCTTCAGATACAGTTAAAGGTGGTATTAAAGTTGGTACAGGTTTAACCATGAATGGTGAAGTGCTTAGTGCAACTGGAGGTGGTATGGCAGATTCAGTTGAATGGGATAATGTATTAAGTAAACCAAAATTTGCTACAGTTGCTACAAGTGGTGCATATAATGATTTAACTGGTAGACCAAATTTAGCTACAGTTGCCACTTCTGGTAGTTATACAGATCTTAGTAATAAACCCACTATACCTACTGTGGATGTAACAAAGTCTTATGTAGATACACAATTAGCTACTAAAGCTAATGCGAGTAATGTATATACAAAAGCTGAAGTAGATAGTAAAGTTAGTAGTGTTTATAGAGTGAAAGGATCTGTTGCTAGTTACGCTAACTTACCTACTGTGGATGTAACAATAGGTGATGTTTATAATGTTAATGATACTGGTGCAAACTATGTGGCTACATCTACTACACCAACATGGGATAAGCTTAGTGAAACTGTAGATTTATCTGGATATGCGACTACTGCTGCAATGAACTCAGCATTGGGTAATAAAGTTGATAAAGTATCAGGGAAATCCCTTAGTACAAATGATTATACTACAGCTGAAAAAAATAAGTTAGCTGGTATTGCAGCTAGTGCAAATAATTACAGTTTGCCTGCAGCTACTTCATCTGTGTTAGGAGGTGTTAAAACTAGTACTGGTATTACTAACTCATCTGGTACGATTAGTGTAACATACGGCACTGCAGCTGGTACGGCTTGTCAAGGAAATGATTCGAGACTAAGTAATTCTCGTCCAGCATCAGATGTTAGTGCTTGGGCTAAAGCTAGTACAAAACCAACTTATACTTGGACTGAAATTACAAGTAAACCTAGTTGGGTTGGATCATCTAAACCTACCTATACTGCATCTGAAGTTGGAGCATTAGCAAGTGGAGGTACTGCAGTAAATGCATCAAAAGTTGCTAATTCGTTTATATTTAAAGTAGCAGGAGGAAGTACAGAAGGTACAAATTTGTATACCTTTAATGGATCTGCAGCTAAAACAATTAATGTAGTAGCTGGTAGTAATGTAACCCTTACTCCTACTGCAGGACAATTAAGTATATCTGCTAAAGATACCACATATGCAGTTGCTACCACATCCGCTAACGGTCTAATGAGTTCTGCAATGGTAACCAAATTAAATGGTGTAGCCACTAATGCTAATAATTATTCATTGCCAACGGCAACTGGTTCTGTATTGGGTGGAGTAAAAACTGGAAGTAACATTACAAATTCTTCTGGAACTATTTCTTTAAGCAGTGGTAATGTAACTAGTGCATTAGGTTATACTCCTGTTAAAAATGAATCTGGTGTAGCAAGTATTAGGGTTATGACTCAATCTGCATATGATGCATTATCAAGTAAATCAGCAACAACGTTATATATAATTACAGGTTAATATGATAAAGTTAGGAAGTACAGATATAACAAATGTAATGTTGGGAACAACTAAGGTGGACGCAATATTTCTTGGCAATACGAAAGTGTATCCAAATCTACCTGTAGTAGAAGGAGTATATGTATATCACGTGGATAAGAAATTTTATACTTTTCCTGAATTTCAAAAATTATCCAATACCAACATATCTCAAGTTCTTGGGTTTGCTATCGTGGATAGCAACGGTTCGTTTTTATTACCACCTAGAGTAAATCTATCTAATGGCTACAGGTGGTGTCCTGAAAATTTTGATACTTTCATAGTACCAGATGTTGGAATTGGTGTTGATGATCTTAATGGTAGACAAAATACAGAAGTGCTATTTAATACTTTTCATAATGTCGCTGGATCGAATAAGTATGCTGCTGGATATGCATATAGTTTTACTCCTGTACCGATTGGTACTAATTGGTATTTACCATCTATTGGTGAACTTCTTATAATTTATAAGTATAGATCAGAATTACAAGATTGGGTAATTGATACATTTGGTTTTTCTTATTTTAGTTATAAAGCCTTTTGGTCTTCTACTCAACAAGATGCTACTACAGCTTGGATACTAGATGCTATTGTTGATTCATATACCGCCTCACCAAAAAGAGAACTTAACACAGTACTTCCAGTAATTAAATTAGGTTAGTTAATAACCGCTATTACTTAGGATAGTGTCAATTTATATAGAAGAACTTTTGATGACTAAAGACGTTATAGCATCAATTCTCATATCAAAAAATACCAAACGCTAACTGAAGTAAAATTTAGTTAGCGTTTTTGTTTTCCTTTCATATCAATTTATTATGTTAAATAAAATTCATCAATATTTTTTATTGCCCCAAGGAGTATCTAGTATGAACTACTTTAAAGAACTATTTAACGATGGTCCAGCCAAATTTATTTCCTGCTTATTAACAGGAGCATTTAGTTGGGTGGCAGGTAGTTTTACGCCCTTATGGACAGTTCTATTTATCCTACTGCTAATCATATTAGTAGATGCTTATTTAGGGAGTAAGATAGCATTTAAGAATCAAAAAAAGTTTGAATCAAGAAGACTATGGAAAACCTTACGCAAATTTGGTTGGTGCGGTGCTATTATATGGTTTGCAAATCAAATAGATGTTAGTATATTAGTATCTATAGATGCTCATCTAGTAGAATTCTTTGCAGGACTTATTGCTGGAGTAGAACTATGGTCTGTTATAGAAAACTTAGCTACATTATATCCAGATGGACCTTGGAAACTTCTAAATAAGTTCATACGTAAAAAAGGCGAAAAGTATCTTGATATTACTATAGATAGAGAAGATTTGCCTAAGATAAGAAAATTGGTTAAAAAGATTAAATAGTGAATTTTATACATTACATAAAATTAGGTGCTATACTATTGATAGCAGTTTTAGGTTTTGATAATTACAGATTAAATAAAAAGGTAGATAATCTAGATAATGCGTTAGCTAGAACTTCTGTGAATTTACATTACTATGAGAAGGCTCTCTCAGGAATGGAAGAACAAAACAAAGTATTACAATTAACTGTAGATGACTTCAAGAATTCTGAAGATAGTTTAGTACAAGAACTAAGAAAACAATCTAAAGAACTTAAAATAAAGGATAAGAAATTAAAAGAAGTCGCATCAGTAGAAACTATTATTTCGGATACAATAACTCAAGAGATTCCAGTGGACAGGAATTTTACAGTAGAGTTAAAGCCAAATCAATTGACAACTATCAAAATAGCAAGAATAGACAGCATGATCACACATGTGCTGGATATAAAGAATCGTCAAGATTTATTTATATATGAAGAGAAAGTATGGCGTAAAAAAGGTTTCTTTAGGCGCTTATTTACTTTAAATTTTAAAAAGGATATAATTCCTCATTATCAAATAGTTAATTCAAACCCTTTAATACAAGTAACAGATACAAGGGTTATCAAAATATCAAAATAATTGCAAAATATTTCAATTTAGTATTAATCAATAAATAAATTGAAACTATGCATTTGAACAAAATATTAGAACAAATCAAACGCCATCAATCTCCATCAGAGGCTATAGATAAATTATCTACTGCTTTAGAGAAGCATGAGGGTAGCTTACTGGAGAAAGGTTTCACTATTTTGAAGTCAGAATTGGCTGCAAATATGTATGAAGCTATTAATGGCCCTCACTTTGATGAGGAACATGCTCGCTATGCTGTAGAGGGTATGGAGAATGAGGATGGTACAAAAGGTCCTCATTGGACGGTTGAAGAGACAACGTCCGTTGCCAATCAAATGGGCATAAATTTAAAATCTGAAAAACATAACAAATGGGATTGGTATGTTGCCATGAATATGATCTATTCAGATTATTACAAAGCAGTCGTTGCTATGACTGGCAGCGCAAATACCAAACACTTCGCAGAATTGGCAAAAGCTTGGCTATGTGACAAAGACATTGACGAAGGTAAGATGTGGCACTATTATGTTTATCTAATGTGTGACGATGATGAAAACGATTATAAAGCATATGAACGTATGCACGGTAATCGTAACAGTTATTACAGTCCAGAGTATGAACATCGTATGGGCAGAGAAAAAGGGTATGACTATGAGGCTAGAAGCTATCAATATCCTTACTCTAGATATGATAGAGAAGAATTAGATCGTGATAGTAAACGTTACAGAGAAGATGATCGTGAACGTATGGAACGTGAAAGAGAAATGCGTGATCGTGGCTTGCGTAATACAAGAGAGACTCGTAACACATCTGATGGTGTAGATTACCTAAAGAAGGTGTAATTGTTTTGGAGGTACGCCACACGGCAGAAGCATCGGGAGCTAGTCTACCTGTGTTTATTTCAGTTTCTGGTTCTGTAAGTACTGCTTCTAATACTCACAATATACCTTTAGTAAATGCTTCAAGTGCACCAATTACTGGTTCACAAGTTAGTGCTGGGAACAGATACATTGCATATTTTAACAAATGTGACAATGTAATACAGTTGATGAATTATACTCCAGCTGCTGCTCCTGCACCTGCTGCTTAATATATTAATCAAGATATATGGGCAGCTATGAGAGTTGCCCATATTCTTTAAACTTATAAAGATATGACATTCTCTCAGTTAACGTCGGGTACTAGAATACACGTACTCGAAATAACAGGTACTTTTAAAAAGAACACAACGTACAGTTTAGGAACGGTAGTCAGTGTATCAAAACCCTATGACGAACCAATGCCACCGACACAATTTCCGATGCCTATGCAAAATAGGCGTAAGCTCGTGGATCTAGTGATTTCGTGTGATGGTGAACAAAGAAAACTGTCAGTATCTGAAGATAAAACAATGATGACCGATTCAAACATTGGTCTTACTATAGCCACAGAAAAATCACAAATTATTAATATGGTTAGACAATCTCTAGAGGATTGTAGAATCAAGAAAGAGAGCTTAAGTAAGATTGATGAGGAGATGAGGAGATGTGAAGACATCTTAAAAATACTTAATGTAAATTCGGACATAACAACCAATGTGACAAAAGATTTCAAAGAACTTGATGAATTGAGAGCTGAAGTGAAAGAGCTTAAACAACTTTTACAAAATATTTCTACTGTTCGTCCGGAAGAAAACAATATCGATCCTCCTACTGAGGAAAAAGAAAATGAAATCTAAAACACAAAGGTTGGCTATTTAGTCAACCTTTTTTATTTTAAAATAATATGAGTACACTTTATAATAATAAATACGACATTCTAGCTAGTACAATTCAACCTAATCCTGCATCTGTTAAATATTGGGCAGATCTATCATCTAATCCAAATGGTGGGGATTTAAAGTATTTTAATGGTACTAAATGGATTTTAGTTAACAATAAAGCTACTGAAGACGTTTCTCAGATAAAGCAACAGATAGCGGATTTAGAACAAAACAAAGAAGATAAAGTTGAAGGTAAAGGACTATCTACTGAAGATTATACTACACAAGAGAAAAATAAACTTGCTAGTCTTCAGAACTATAATGATAGTGAAGTAAGAGAATTGATTTCAGCGTTGAACCTTAGATTAACTACTCTAAGTGAGGATCTTGAAAGTTTGGAAGCTAGAGTTGCTGCATTAGAAACACCTGCTGCATAATGGAATTAACATTAAATAGAATCTTTCTTGGTAGCTCTGCAACTATTGGAGAGCTACTAGTCAATGATAAACATTTGTGTGATACCCTCGAAGATAGAGTAAGACCAGAAGGAGAAAAAGTTTATGGTAAAACTGCAATACCTGAAGGTGCATACGAAATGGTATTATCGTATTCACCAAGGTTTAAGAAAATATTGCCGGAAATCCTTAACGTACCTAATTTCACTGGCATACGCATTCATAGTTTAAATAAAGCTGAAGAGAGTGAAGGATGTATTGGGGTTGGTGAATGGAATGGCAAAGACACAAATTGGATTTCTAATTCTAGGAAAACATTTAATAAATTGTTTGCATTACTAGAAGAAGCAAACAACAATAAAGAAAAAATCACAATAACTATAAATAACTCATGGAAAGCTGTAAAGAACTAAGAGAAAATAACCCATATCTTTTTAATTCTTGGAGAGCTATTCTCTATACAGAGAAAGGAAGGAAAGCAGGAGTTGTTAATGACTGGAGAAAATTTCCTGTCTTCTATGAAGATGTGCATAAAAGTTATAAAAAAGGTCTCAGATTGAGTAGGAAAGATAAAAATAAACCGTTTGGACCGGATAACTTTGAATGGGTAACTAACTTAGAACTTGCACAAACAAATACACACACAATAAGACTTACTTACAATGGAGAAACTAAAACTTTGCGTGAGTGGTCAGAAGAATACGGAATGTCTTATAATGGTTTGTTAATAAGATATTTAAAGAATAAGAATTACACAATTGAAGAAATCTTGTTTGGAAAGAAATACAAATCTAAAGGAAAGCCTAGAGAATACAATTTGTATACAAGAGCTTCTAAATTACTATCTGCATACAAACTAAAAGATTGGAAAGCTGATAGAGAATTTAATTTAGATAGAGACTGGTTTGTAAAAAATATTCTTAAATCTCAATGTATATACTGCGGAAGCAAAGAAAAACTAGGGTGTGATAGAATAGATAATTCCAAAGGTCATACTTATGATAATGTAGTACCATGCTGCTATATTTGTAACTGTGCTAGAAATAATAATTTCTCATTTGATGAAATGAAAATTCTAGGTAAAACAATTAAAAAAATAATGGAGGATAGATTAAATGATATTTAATTCACTAAATACAATTATAGATGATATATTTTTAACTTATAGGGATTCAAATCTTAGTGAAAGTGAGAATCTATCACGTATACAGGTAGAACAGTGGATTCATCAATATAGGGCCTATTTAATTAAGCAAGATTTAGATAAAGGTCGAGATATTAATCCTAGCTATATACAGACATTAGGACCATTGCATATATCCAAAGTAAGTACATGTGGAGTACCTAATGGTTTTCATTATATATCAGATGAGGAATTACCTAAATTTATAGATTTGCATTTTGGCACTGGTCTAGTAGCAGTTAAAGATATGCATGGTAATCTGATTCAGGTTGGTAATGAAACAAAAGCTAAATATCAGACAAGTAGAAAATACACATGTAATGATTATATTGCTTTCTTAAAGAATAACCATTTATATTTAAATGGGCCTGGTTTTCTAGAGTATGTAGAAATAGAAGGCATATTGGAAGACCCCACAAAAGTAGCAGATTGTTATGACTATGACAGTCCATATCCTATACCTGCTAATATGATTCCTACTTTGAAGAACTTAATATTTAGCAAAGAACTAAATATAATGTTAACTGTACCTACTGATAATACAAATAATAGTACTAATGATGTAAAACAATAATGAATGGAAACTAAGTCATATACTGGAAAAGATTTTTATACTAGCTACTGTGATTACATAGAAGATAACCCGTTATATCAAGTAGACTATAAAACATTTAGAGGAATAATTAATGATTACTTTAAATACTTGAGAGATGAACTAATAGAAAATGGTAAAGAAATAAAGTTACCATGCAGATTAGGTACATTATCTATAGTAAAACACAGACCAAAAGAATATACTGGTAAAAGCCTTAGAATCGATTATGCTGAATCAAAAAAGTTAGGTAAAATGGTATTTCATTTGAATGAGATAACTAATGGGTATAAATTCAGATTTTATTGGAATAAACACAACATGCTAGTTAAAAATAAAACTAAGTATCAACTGGTTATGACAAGAGATAACAAACGCAGGCTGGCGTATATACTAAAAAATAGAATTAGAGATTATGTGGAGCTTTAATACAAAATGGTCTGATTTTCCAACT